TTCGTCATATACTTGATCACCTATTGTAACAAGATTCTGACCTGCTCTTGTGAGGAATAGTTCATCAGAGGGTTCACCGTCATTGCGGTCCGAAACGAAGCTGAATCTCCCCCTATCATAATGACCGTTTGTTGCAAAAAATGTTATTTGTCGTTTAGTCATGGATAACCACCCCCGCCGCCAGGAAAGCCGCTGCCAGCGCCGCCTGCGCCGCCAACACCACCCGCATAACCACCTGCGCCCACAGCGACCTCTCCGACCATACCTGCGTCAATACCCGCATCATCTATGGCCTGGTCGTCTACCATAGCCGCTGCTTGGGTCTGACCCACTTCCACTTCCGCTTGGGCTTCTGCTTGTGCTGCGGCAGCCTCAGCACGCTCTTGAGTTTGAGTCGCTTGCGCTGTCTGAGTCTGAGTTTGTGTTTGCTGGTTACTGTTGGCAAATGCTTGCTCGGCAGCAGCTTGGAATTCGTCCCTTGGCGAGGCAGGCGCTGCTTCCATAGCTTGTTGTGCAAACTGGTCCTCGCCATACTGGTAGGCTTGACCCTCTCCTGCCCCAGGCGGGGCGGGGTCTTGCAAGGTAACAGGGTCCATTTGCTCCACCTGATCTGACATCCGCTCTCTCGTGCTTCTGTTACGGTCCAATTCAGATTGAGAACGCTGGTCGTTAGCTATCTCTTCTACTGTAACCGAAACTGCTTCTGTGCGATCGTCGTCTAATACTCTAATGTTTTGTTCTTCCAAAGTTCTAGTTAGGAAAAAATATTGATTATATATAGGTAAATCTATTCCACTATTTGAAGTAACCCCAATTTGGTCTGCTACTTCGCCTACATAAGAATTAAACCTACACAACATAATTTGATCTACACCTAAGTTATTCACATCTTGAATATCTATCTCTCTCCAAACAGCATTAGCCACATCATATCCTTGATTCCTTGTTCTGTTAAATGAAGATAAAATCTCTACTTTTTTGATTTGTTTAAAATTCAACCAGTAAGATGCAAATTGGGCGTAGTTTCTCATTGGATCTGAGAGCCCCGTAAGTTGTCCTCTTGGTCCACGATGTTCTCTTAGTTCTTCAAAATCATACCTATAGTTTTGAAATTGCTCAGTCTCACCATTAAACTTTGTTGTGACAATCTTAATCATAGCTTTTATTTGGTTTGGTAACTCTGATATATCTGCTAATATATTCTCATCCATATCTAACACAACCTGACTAAATGAGTTCTTTTTCTCTGCCTTGTTAGTTCCTCTGTTTTCGCTTGATATTAATATTGGGCCTACGAGATTTGCCAAAGGCTTATATATGTTCTCACTAACAACCTGTAAATCTCTAATATCTTGATTTTCTAATCTTGCAAACTGCTCCCGATGTGCTATTTCATCCATATCACTTTGCTGCAAGCTACCCTCATCCCCTGTCGCAGTCCCAAGCGCAATACCAACAAAATCAGACACGTTTGACAAGTTAATGTTAACGAGGCCCCCAGCGGTTGGTGCTTGTAATTTTATATTAGCGCCAAGCAGTTGTAATTGACTAAGAAGGCTATTTGTGGTATTAGAGCCATTTGCATTTTCTCTATCTGGTTTTATTTTGTTTTGATTACCTTGTGTCCTTAGACTGGCTCGCTCTAATATATTTGCAGTGAAATTTGTATATCTATCATAGTTGTATATGTTTGCAGGGGTTTGTACTATATCCCCTCCAATTGAATCCACTATAGTAGCAGGAGTAAAATACTTTATTTTCGTATCCTCTATCCCTGCGACTGCTTGCGGCGAAAGAAAGTACTTACTTGTTTCTTGATCAGCACGAGCTAGGAAATCAGTAAGGTTTTTTATTTCCAAACCAACATTAGGGGTAGCTTCACTGCCCACATTTAAGTAATCATATCCCTCATTGTTTGTGGTTTCAACAATGTTCTTAAACACAAAGTTTTTTGTTATTATAGAGCGGGAAGCACTTTGTCCACTGTTTGGGTTAGATACATAAGCAGTAGCGTTTTCTGGGCTATCATCACCTGGATATACTTGTATTCCAGGAACCGCCCTTCTTAATTCGTTCTCCAATTCACTGCCATAAAATGCAAATATATCTGCTATTCTTTCTATACCCTCTGCTCGCTCAAATACAGACATGTCAGCATTACCACCTAGCGTTGTAATAATTTCTAATATGTCTCCAGTCACCCCCTTTAAAACCCCTGTATTACTTAAGGAATTCATAATCGGAGTCATCCACTGTGTTAAACTCACTTCATTGCTGGCCATTTCATGCAGACTGGTTCGGTCTTCAGGCGTTGAGGATGGCATTGTTCCCAAATTACTAACTACCTTTCTTAGTGCATTCTCCTTCTCTAAGAAGGCATTAGTTAGAAGCAGTAACATATCAACCGAAGCATCTAAGTAATCAATTTCTAAACCATACTCAAATTTCTTCCCCGATGCGCTAGCTCTCTCTTCTTCATTTTCATGAAAATCAGTTGTTGTAAAAAACCGCATACCTTGCAGGGTATTACTTCTTGCCCCTAAATATATTTGATTTGTAAATTCACGTATGCTACTTGCACCAGAACTTCCTGTGAGACCTATTATTTCTCTGTCCTGATTTTTAGTAGAGCGAGTATTTCTGCTCGTTGTCCCTAGAGAGTTGGCCACCACATTGTTATCTGGGTTTAGTTGGTGTTTGTATACTTGTATTCTTGTTATACCAGACCCTAAGTTTCTTGCTAGCTCAGCAAAGACTTCATCCGTGTATATCCTAGGAAATACACTATTTTGTTGTAAAAATCTTTGCTCGTTAAATGCAAACGCTAAATCTACTTCATCATTTCTTCGTCTTGATGCCCACAAGTCTGAAAACACAACTGCTTCTCTTGCTAGCATTGCGTATACAGATTCATCCACATCCACTGACATACTTTTTATTTCGTCTTCAAATCTAGAAAGATCAACTGGACTATCTTGTATACCGCCCATAACTTGTGAAGAATCACCACCTTGAAGCACTTGCCCACTTAGACTAAAAAGACCACGAAGATCTTGGAATATCCCATTATCTGGTGCAACTATTTCCTGATCGGATGATTGTATTTGTTCCGCTGTTACTAGTATAGGCCTAATGTACACGGTAGAGGAAACCGTCGCTGTGCTTATTTTTGAATAAGTAAAGTCTAATATTGTATTGTCTGGCGTGATATCAAATTCACTTCTTATTGCATCCGTATTAACATAAGAAAAACAAAAGACAGTCACATGATCTGCATCTAAACGTGCATTTCTAAATCGTGCTAATGGCAAATCAGACCTTCTAATTTCTTCCCCATCATCACCAATAGTTTTTTCTATTGCTCCCGCTTGGCCTTCCAGGCTTCTATATATCTGGAGTAGTCTAAACTCTTGCACATCTAATTTAAAACCAGAGGCATAACGTATGTCCCTAACTGCTGTGGGAGTGTTTCCTTCCTCATCTACTCCCAAACTATCACTCTTAAGTAAGTCAACACAAATTTTCATCCTTATCTGACTTAACTCCATAGCGGCATGGGTTGGTCCTGGGTGGAATTGTCCATTTCTTACGTGTATACCATCAAGTCCTAGTAAGCCAGCGAGCAAGGTTGCTTGTGCTTCTGTAAAATTAAAATTGCCAGATCTTGCACTAACAGAATAAAATCTTTGCACAAGACTAAGCTCATTAATAATATCATCACCCTCGTAGGCACCACGTCTGTCAGCATTAATAACGTTAATAATATTCACTAACAATTGAGTGAAGCCAGCGTCTGTTGATAAAATCACTCTGGATGAAATGTATTTTTGTGCTTCCACATCATCAAACCAAGTATCTTGTGCTTGATCAACAATCCTTTCAATAAATGAATTGTTAACTGTAACTAGCCCAAACCCTGTATCTGCATCTTGGGCATTTTGAGGTGGCTCAAAGGTTACTCGTCGGATCTCAACATCTGGTGATAGTCCTGTATAGGAAGCGCAGGAGTCAAATCTAAACTGTGGCATTAGCAGACCTCCCCGCTGTCATCATCATCTAAATTATACAAATTGTTTTGTGACACTGTAATTCTACCTATGTCATCAATTTCTCTATCTAGACGCACATCTAAAAAGTATTCTACAAATGTATCATTCAAATCTGGGTACCTATCATTAAGTTCAGCTTCACTGGCCTTGATGAAATCATTTTCAGACCTTGCTTCTTCTTCAGGAATAAAATTTAGTTGTTTTATAATTTCACCTGAGCCCGACTGAACTTCATATACTTCTACATCAAAGTTACCTTTCATTTTAAACGTGGTGTTAACTTCAGACACATCAAGAATTATTGCTTGTTCATTTTCTATGTCCTCGCCAAAATCAGTAGTTACATACTCATATGTACCAGTGAAAAAAAGCTGTGGGACAGTTTGTCCACGATTGTATGTTTCAGCATATTTTACTGCGCCACTCATAGGGACAGACTCTGGAGTTAGTAAAGATAATTTCCAAGCAGGTTTAAAACTTTTAGCAGGGTCCATTGTACCAATCGGCTTACTTAGAGCATGATTTGTATCTATAACACCTAAAGAGCTTCCACTATATGGGGTTGGAAATTCAAGAGAGGAAGAGAAATTGTATATTGTTTTCATGTAGATAGAGTCTTTTACTCTAGTCACAGCATCGTTCTGTTCCTCTGATAATCCACCATATGTTACGTCGTAAAGAACCTCGTCATCAAAAAAGCTATATAATACAGGCTTAAATCTACCCTTTGAAAGCAAATACTTTCCGTATTGGGTCAACTCTATCTGTATTACATCTTCTTTTTTGTTGAAAAAAACAGTCATATTATAAATACCACACCATCTTATTAATCATAATTCTAATTAACCTTTATACCTTGTCCTGGGCTTCTTCTTGTGTTTGTCCTGAGAGCTTCAGTTCGGGAGTCAGGACCATCTAACGATTCTACATTTTTATTATTAAGATCACCATCGCCGTCTATCTCATCTATATCTGGTCTGAATGTAACACCTGCTTCTATTTTAGCTAATTCAACTATTGAGAAGAAGTCATATGGCCAATTAAACCCTTTCATTCTCTTCTCGTAAGCAAGCTGACCTGTTGGTTCCTGTATTGTAGCACCTGCAAAGCGTAGACTATTTCTAATCATCTCTTCATAACTACCTGCTGCTCGCTGCTTAACTTTAAACACCATCCATTGTATATCTGGCCTAAAGCCAGGACTGTCCTTGTCAGATGAGTGAATAAATTCTGAGTTATCTATAAGATCACGTAGGCGACGATCTACTTTGCCCCCACCTGCGCCAGGCTTAGCCCCAAAGTCTTGCAGTCCAACACCAGGCATTGCGTGATCAATTGTGTAAACCTTAGCTTTTTCAAACTTTTTACTTGCTTCTGGCATGATACCCTGCCACCAATCTGCAAGATCTTGCTTGTTGAATGTGGTTGTAAATTCAAATAAGTACATGGCTATAGGTGGATTTTCGTCGTCTAACCTGGAATTGATTGGCTTAGCAGACAAATCCTCCTCAGTAATCCTTGGATATGTCTCTGGTGCCAAGAAAGACATCCTTCTTTCTATAGTTGGTGGAAGAACATACTTGGTTAGTGCTCTTCTAAGTCTTGCAGTTTGCTTACCAAATATTTGCACAACCTGATTACTCTCATCCTTTATTGGGATTGGAATAAACTGTAGCTGGCCATCATTATCCTTGAAATAAGGAAGCGCAACAATTGCTTCGCTAAATTCTTTTCTATCTGCTACTTTACCAAGATTAACAGGCTGATTCACAACTTCAGCAGGGAAGCCAACCAATTTAGCTAAAGATCGGACCTCTCGTTTACGGTCACCTGTTTCTGTTATATCAACAAGTGAATTAGGTATTTTAGGTAAGAACTGTTCTTCAGCCTCAGCAATAATTGATGGTAAATTTCCAGCGCTATCTTTAAACACGCTCACTGCTTTTAGTCGTTTTTCTTTTTCGCCTGAACCTAGATCTTTAATTAGCATCTGCACGCCCTCACCTGGATTTGGTGTAACCCCATATTGATGCCACATGCCTTGCTGAGGGCAAGCCTCTTTACCAAATGCACCATCAATAAAATTGCGCAAACCAATATCAGCATCAGGGTTAGCATACGCAAATGAAGCAGAAAAATTGTAGGAACCACTATTTGTTGCCCATGGCTCGGCTCGGACTGGGAAATCCAATATTGGACACTCCCACTTAGGCATGATTACCCAAGAATCGTTTGGTTGAATATTGCCTGGGTGTACATTATCTACTGTAATAGAAGCCTTGATTTCCATTTTGTTTTGCCAAGCACGGTTCCACAAATAACCTGGGACTCCCAATCCTCCATTACCATGAGTCATGGGTGTTCCTTGGGTTATTGTTGTACTGCCATAGGCTGCGCTTACATCTGTCTGATTTAAATCATTAAACCTAAAGTCAAACAAATAGTCATTATCATTACCATATTCAATTTCAGATGCAGCAATGATCTCATTAAGAGTTAGCAACCCAGAACCAGTTGGCAGAAAATAAACTCTTGCCCAAGACGCCCCATACCAATAAGGTGGAGTGTGTGGGGCATTATTGCCATGCAATAAGGGCCAAACTGAGCCAGAGGGTGTTGACCCAGAAAGATTTGAACTAGTTGCTCTAGCGCCAAACCGTACCATTCCCCAATCTGCTTTTAGAACAGAACCATACTTGTCTCTAAGGCTACCAGTGACTCCTGCATTTGCTAGTAATTCATTATTATCAAAAGCTGAACCTGTTGCTGTGCAAGGACCGAATGCAATCGGATTTGAATACATATTAAAATTATCTGTTTTGCGCAGAGAAATTTCCATAGCGTACAATGTACCACTCTGAACTGGTATGGCACCTGGGTTGACTAAAGTTGGATCAGATGCAATAGTTGTTAATGTACTATTTTCTAGAAATACTTCTGGAACTGCTCCAAAGAAATTACCTGCCCCTTTTACATATTTATTATTCGCATATGTGTAGAAGGATGATGTAATATCATTAGCTTGCCAATCAAATATTTGATTATTGACAAATTTGTTATCTAATAGATATTCTGTTGGGTTAACAATAGTTTCAAAGTTAATACGATCTGGGTAGTAAAGCAAGTGTGCTAGAAATTCTTCACTACCTGTTGGTTGCGTTTTTTCAAATGTACCCAATCTTCTTGGTAAAGGTTTTTCCTTAAATATTCGTGCTACTTCCATTCTAAAGTTACCTGCATTTAGAACACCTATACCATGATTGTTTCTACGAATAATTGGACTGTCTTTTGTGTAATTACTAAGCTCAGCAAAAGTTCTAGGATCACCCGAAGCGGACAAGAAAAAGCCTACCTCTCCTGGCTCTCTGTTAAATCTTATATCTCTGTTGATAAATACTGGGTGATCAACTGCCATACCAGATTTGATTGAGTTATACATGATGCCTGGTGCATAGAAATAGTCAAGAACGTTTTGCCAACCAGCGCCAGAAATATCAGTTTGATTACCACCACCTCTTGTGCCTGTTTCGGCCTCAAATGTTGCGCCTGGTGTATATGATTGTGAGAATAAGGTAGCTAACTGTAAACTTCTTACCATGGGATAAAAACCATCATAAGGTAAGACTTTTTGCACACCTCTTACCTCTAAGGATAAGTCAGATGGAAGACCATTGATCTCCTTGTCATCTATCATAAACTGATTAAGGAATCTAATAAAATCTGTATTTTGATATCTTGCCATAAAGCCATTCTGTGCGCTACTAGCAAGATCAGCCGCACCTGTGATAGAATAACTTGAACTATTAAATGCATAGTAATCGCCAAAGTTTTGTACTTCATATAAATCTATGTGTTCACTAATTCTAAACTCAGGTATTAGAGACATGCCACGACCGAGTTGTTTTTGTCCCTCGGAAAAATCTTTATATGTGTCATAAAATGGTCCTCTGGATTCAATTAGAGAACCTTTGTTTGGTCCATCTACGGCTCGCCTATCTCTGCCAGCAGTCCAAGGTGGTGCGAAGAAAACGCCACCGACTGAACCCTGTTCAACTGATTGAGTATAATTTACTGGATTTCCTGTCAAACTATCAAAGTCTAAATGCATTAGTTGATTCATGTAGTGGCATGAGCGCTTAGAGTACCATGGAGTTGGTGTGTAACCTTGGTTTGGTGCTGACCCTGTTCTTCCAGGGGCTCCAAACTTAAATGTCATAAGTTCGCCAGCGGCTAAATTATATACTCCGCTAGCCTGACCACCGAAGAAATCAACATTTGTTGCTGCGCTGCTAATATCAACTGTAACACCTGTTAGCATCACATGAGACCCGCTAAACAATCCGTCACCATATGCAAATGAGTCCATAGGCCAAATTGAAGCAGTACCATTTCCTGTTCTTGGCGCTGTAACTCCCTCTGCTGAATCAAACGGATATTGGAATTTCTGCTCTATAACATAGCCCTGAGAATTAACATATCCAACTTGCCATCTGGGTGATTGCCTGTTTTGTGCAGCAGCCCTTCTGGCCATCTCAGGAACAAAATTTTCTTCTGTTGCTGGGATAAAGCCAAATCCGTCAACGACTTTATGAGGATCTGCTTTTGATAAAGCTGCAAATACCTCATCGTCATCTCGCCAACGAGTATATTGGAAATTATCTCTTACCTGGCTTGAAGATAAATTAGCGTTTATCACTTTTGGATATATGTCTTGTCTAAGCTTATGACTCTTGATCCTACCAATACCTGTATCTTCAGCGGATAGCTTTTTAGAATATGTAATACTCTTTACATCTCTTAGAGAATCGTATACAAACATTTGTGATTTTGGCTTGCCGCCAAGTCTGGTCCTAACATCCCCGTTAATAAACGTTGCTTTTTGGTTTGTATATGAGTGTTCTATTACTATGTCTCTAAATACAAGCTGATCATCTTCAGGACTAGCATCATCTACAATAGATAAAGTTGTAACAATTGGCTTATATGAATATTGAACCACTGGTTCTGAAATCTCTCTTTCCACCTCAACAACTGAACCAGCGTCGCTTATTGTACGGTCATATATTCTGACCTTATTGGATGGAAGAATTGACTCTCTATTTCTGATCTGGCTTTGTCTGATTTGTTGCCAGCTATTATAGTTTTTACCAACACCCCAACGGTATTGAACTGTACCGTCTGACGCTGAAAGGACAGCCGAGGTGTCATCTTCTCTGTAATCTTTCATGTTCTCAAAAACTTGCGTTCGCAAGAAACCAGCGGGGCCACCTTGAGTTAAGACAACTGCACCAATGCGAGAAGTGAATGTACCTGATGGACTTGTTGCTGCTAAATATGACACCGCATCATTATTGATTGTTGTAAATGGTCCCGCAATCGGCTGAACATCTGTGATAGCAGTACCAGTAGCAAATGTAAATGTATGATTAGAGGGATTATTATCCGAAGAAGTAGTATGCGTAACAATACTATTGTCTAGATCTGGTGCATTAATATTGATAGATTGTGAAATTTGATCTAGAACATTACCTGAATTACTAGAAAATTGTATAGTTACATGAAATATTTTATTAGCAGCGACGCCTGCTGCAAGCAAATCATCCTCTGGTCCTGATGGACCAGTTGTACCACTAAGGTTAAGACAGACTCCATACTTAACCCCATTTGCATCAGAGAGTATAAATGCAGAACCCGAAAGAGCAAACTTATTAAAGCCGCCTGCGGAAGAACCGTTGTAGCTTGTCCCATCAAGAAGAAGTTTTTGCTGCTCAGCCGTAGCTGGTATAACTGTGCCGCCTGGTAAAGTACCATCATATCCAGTTCCTTGCACTAAAGAACTACGAGATGGAACAGTGATAACCTCTGGTGTTACAGAACCACTATTAAAAAGATCATGTTCTGAAGTAGAAGAGGAGCCACTTAGGGCCTGTAGCCAGCTAAGTCGGTCGGCTCTTGGTATTGGATGTGTTATAAATGCATTATCTTTTACAGAGCCAGTTGTTACAGTATAAATATTAGATTTACCAGCAAAATATCCCGAGATAACAGGTCTCTGCAAAGTGTTTCTTTGTGTGTCATGTCTTGAAATAACATCAAATCCAAAACTTCCTGTATTAAGATCTTGTACAGTAAATCCTGAAGAAATTAAACTACCTGCTACTGATCCTAATTGACCACCACGAGCTTGATGTACTTGAAGCCTACCATTTATAATTTCTCTTGTCAATGTATTTCTAAATGGCAAGGCATTGTTTGGAGAAAGTTCACTAGCATAGAAATCCAAATACAATGGGCTGGATGTTTCAACACCACCTGGTGCTGAGAACCTTTCCGTAAACACAGATTTTTGTGAAGTTCTAGTAGAAATTGTTGCCTGGTCGCCTCGGCGAGTTGGGATAGGTGTTTCAACAACATCACCAACGTATGGAGAGAGAAGAGGATTTGGTGCGTAAGCAGTTGGATCATCCCTTAAATCTATATTATTTATTGATCTGCCTGATGTTTGTACTACTTGATAATTTAAAGTTCTATCAAAGTTTCCAAGCACATTACCACTAACGCTACTTGTTACGTGCGCAATATTAGCTATATTGACTGGTGATTTTGAAGTCAGCCCTCTGTAATAGTGGCCCTTACCAGAACTTAGGGCACCTGTTTCTGTGTCTATATTTGCTAGAACGCCAGTGCCGCTAGAGACAGATAATCTAAATTTCTCTCTTCTAAGGGTCGGATCAGTTTGCATTCTTAGCCCACTAGCTCTAGCTAATAATCCACCTACATGTGTATTAGTAAATGGACCCTGCATAGGAACTTCATAGCCCGATCCAAAGTAAGCGTCTTCATGTAAATTAGTTATTTGAGATCCTGACAGTCCATTATCTGTTAACATCTTATTGTGAGTGCCTTCATTCAAAGCATTATACAAACTAAATGGAGCTAGACGATTACCTTTGAAATTTTCTCCTGCTATACTAACACGGAAACCTTGACGAACTTTCTCTAGAGGAGATCCTGGAGGAACTACCGCATCAGTGCAATCTTTAGCTGATGCTACTGAACTAAAAGATAAAACATTAGTTTTTGCCTTGTTAGCAAATTCATTTGAGCCACCGACTATATTATTAGTTACAACGGACTCAAACTTGTATAATTTCTTTCTGTTTTGTTCCAAGACAGATCTACCAGTTACTTTGAACAGATTTTGTCTGTCTAATTGAACTCCTGCTGAGGCAGCGGCGTTTGGTCCAAGCGAAAGAGCAACACCATCACGATCAGCACGACCCTGCCACCAGCTACAATTTTCATTTTGAGCTTCTTTTAGTATCTTATCGCTAGCGCCCGTAAAATCATTTACATCAACAAGATTTACAGTTCCTGCCCCATGAGCTATGGCGCTACTAATATTGCCGCTTGTACCAGCGACTGTCATGGTTAGGGTTACTTTTTTAGTGTTGCTACCTTGCGCTGCGGAGATGCCAAGTACACCAATATTAGTAATAGCATCAGTGCCACCTCCAGCGTCATTGCCGTAAGTAATCCTATCATCAGCAGTACCATTGATAGCTTTTACCACCAAAGCGGCATTAGCTGCATCATCTGACCCTGCCGTAGCGATAGTAATAGAATTAGATCCAAAGCTAGATGGGTCACTAGTAGAGGATACATCAAACTTAATTGTAATTGTAGTATTGGAACCACCAGCGGCAACTGGAATCTGAATGGTGAATCTAGTTGATGGATCTGCGGCCGCTTGGTAGCCGTCTAGGTCAATCGCATCAACCGCAGATGCAAGTGATCCAGTCATGGTTGGAGGGTGATGATTAAATCTCCAACTATACTGCGATTCAAAACCACCACGTATTGATCCTGATGGCTCAAAAGGATACCCCTCTATCGTTGGATACTTATGTTGATATTTATTTCTCTCTAAAACATGACTCTCAACAATGTTGCGAACATTGGGGGCCACCATAGCAGATGCAGGGAAAAGTTGCTCTATCATATTTGTTAGAGAACCATCAAGCCACTTGTAATAATCTAAATATTTATCCAAGTCTATTTTATCATTGGTTACTCTTCGGAAGAATATCTCTCTCAACTTACCCAGGTCTTTATACTCTGCTCTGTATTTATTGACTGGTTCTCCAATAAGATTATTAAAGTCTTTTATAGAGCCAAACATATTGAGCATTTGGCTAGAGATACCATCATATAAACTCTTCTCAACTGCAAATGAATATCTAACAGGTCTTCTGTCCCGACCAAAGACATCATCATCGGACCCCTCTAAGATTATGGTAATCATATCATCAGAGGCAATTTCCTCTGGTGGTTGAAGTTCTAAAGTTGGTAAGTATTGTTTTCTCGCTGGTTTATCATTTGCCTTAAAGAAATCACCTCTTGCAGAGTGATGTCTCTGTGTGGATGCATATGCTGCTTGATAATTGTTTTCATAGTTAGACGAGTTTGAACCAGATGTAAAATCATCTACTCTAAATTGACCGCTAGCATCTGATCCCGTAACAGTTTCAAAATCCCAGTTTAACATTAGGGACTCTATACTAGGAACATATACATCTGAACCACTGGCTTGGAACGTGTTGGTATTTCTATAAGGATGTTGTGATCCGTAAACACTCGCAATTCTGGCCTGATGATCAACATCAGAGGAAGTCAGGAAGCTGTTCCATGCCCTACAAGCGCCGACTCGTATGTCCGATCTTTGTAATATTCCGCCTGTGTTATTGGTCCTGTGTGCGCCAACATACACTCTTTTAGCGCTAGTTAGAATATTAGATCCTGTTGCATATACAACTGTGCTGCTGTTTTGGAAACTTGCATTCTTTTGATCGGATATAAAGTTTGAACCATAAAGTTCAACAATATATTTGTGATTGTGTATTTCTGCCCCGTCTACATCTTGTGCAAATGGATATGTTTCTGGTCTGACATTTAATGACAAAACCCAGCGAGTATCATCATAAACATCTGATATGGTATCTGTTTGTAAGATAATATTTCCAAGCCTATCTTTCACTTCAAAATACACATCTTTTGAGGCCGCATCTTCAGATGAGATTAGCGAGTATTCTCCTTGGGCGTGAACTGAATAAACTTGTAGTCCATAATCAACTTCTGGGTTTGCCCAGGTAGTATCTGTTGCTGTAGCAGAAGTGCTATTCGGTGTGTGAAAACCAAATAGTGAAGCTGTTACAGACGCTGGAGTAATGTAATTTTTAGACCCTGGTTGCGGCCGCAGTGGGAAATTAATGTCTGCTTGTAGGGTGAAGGTATTGGGACCAAGAGATGTGTTCTGTTGAATAATCCCGCTTGACCCACCATCATAACCATCAGCATAGTAAAACTGATACACCGAAGCCTCAGTGTCATCACCACGTCTAAGTCCAGTAAAGTCTATATATTTGCTTTCGTGCGAAGTCTCTTTGTAGCTACTGGTTAGAGGATAACTTACATTGTCACCATATGTGCTTATCTTGACCAGCTTTTCATCTATACCCAAACACCTTAATGTATTTGTAAATGATTTTCTTGTACCCTTTGACTTAAGGATATAACTCAAGTTGTTATAAAGATTTTTATAGATAACATTCTTAATCTGATGTATAGATTTCTCTAGTGGTCTTTTATCATCTTTGTCCAGATAGCGAACTATTTCGTTGACAGAATCAAATAACTCAGGAGCTTCAAATCCCAATGAAGATAGAAGGCGATCATTGTTTGGCGACTCAAGGTTACTACCTGTAACATAGGATTTATCTTTTATTGTTAAAACATTAGAAATCTGAGCGTAAAGCGTGTCTAAATAACTACCCATGATCTGGGTTAGGATTGCTATTTGCGATCCATTTTGCTCATCCTGCTCTATTATCCATCCTGGTAAGGTATAATATAAACTTGAGTTATTATTAAAGTCGTATGTCTCACCTAAATTTGACAGGTCTGCTCTTCTAGAAATATAAGTTGGATGATTGCCGTATATGATTGGATCACCCGCCTCAAATGGAGCAGCACTAGATGACACTATAGCAGAGCCAGTATTTCTAGTCCCTGATGTAGAATACCCTGTCCATGTTCCGTTTGACAAACGTCCAGAATAATCTAATACCGTAGAATCAGTTGAAGAGTCTTCTGTTATACCTTCATTAAACTTAAAGTATACCCCTAGAGTGCTATTGTTATATGTTGTGTTTGCTCCGCCATTGACGGCCATATACCAATTTTGTCCTATCTCCACTGGATCTCTTGGCTCTTTCCAGAATCTAAATTCATCTAGAGATGCTGATAGCTTGCCATCGCCTGCGGGTATTACAGCACCGCCTGTAAAGTTAGCCACGTCAACTAAATTAACAGTGCCTGCGCCGTGTGCGACAGCACTGGTAATATTACCCGATGTGCCGCCCTTGTCTATTGTTAGGGTAACCTTAGTGCTTGTGCTACCTGCTGTGGCTGTTATACCCTGTATACCTGAACTAACTCCTGACCCAAAGGTGATTCTACTATCTGCGGTGCCATTAATTGCCTTTATGACAAGAGCCGCATTAGCTGCATCGCCTGACCCCGCAGTGCCTATATTGATGTGATTCGCTCCTGTGCTTGAGGGCGAGCCACCTGATGAGATATCAAATTTTATTGTAACCGCAGTGTTAGTGCCGCCTGCGGCAACAGGTATTGTTATATTGAATTTGCTAGATGGATCACCAGCAGCTTGGTATCCAGACATATCAATGGCATCTGTAGCAGTTGCTTGGGCTCCGTATCCACTTGGCTGTATTGGCCCTGGGGCTGTTCTTAGTGCGCCAAGGCGACCAATCAAACTACCTGTGACTAAATTGATTGAAGACCCCGTAAGAATATTGTTTTGTTTGCAGGCTCCGTTTTCAAAAAGACTGATTGATGTTGAAGCTCCACTGTTTGTAAATACAAACGCATAATGATCCCAAGAGCCGCTTCCTAATGTTAGCCCGCCTGCGGTTGGAACTGCTGCTTTGAATACACCACTTGATCCTGATTGATAAGAAACATAAAATCTATCTGCTGATCCTGAATCTGTCTCAATGGTTAGGCGTCCATAATCATGTGATCCACTTGCCACACCGTTCCAAACATCTAAAATAACTTCTGTTGGTGATGATACTGAACTATCAAACTCTGTCTTATTATAATAAAATTCTACGGTTGATCCACTAACTCCACCAAATTCTAAGTTATTTGATAGGTGTGATCCTGTTGCAAAAAATGTCCCAGTGTGTGGGCCACCTTTAAATTGTATGTGTTCAGCAGTAGTTGGTGTAGTATATCCTTGTTTAGACGCACCGTCAGCACCATATATTGCCCCTATTGTTACATATCCCGTAGATTTAGGGTATTCATTATCTAAAATATATTGTTCAAATGGCGTAAGGTCATTGAAAAATTCTAACTTATCTTTTGAACTACCATCATATGGGTAATAGTTTTTAACATATCCGAAAGTATCATAATAGTATCGGTATGCAGAACCATACTTCACAAAGTTTTCTGGCTTGGAGTAATCTATCTTTGGTACAAACGTAGTATTCTTTTCAATAGCTTCTTGAACCTGTCCAATAGATTCAACACTATCAGCCAACTTCTTGCCTGTAGTAGTTGCAACATTACCTATTTTGCCTGCTTTTTTAGCATCAAATAACTTTTTTATACTCATGTTTATGGATCTTCAACTCTAAATTTAAATACTTCTGGTTGCTCAATATAATCACCTTGTAACAAGTAAGCAAATTGGATACCGTAATTAAAACCTGATTCAAAAGGCTCCATATCAAGTTCAAAATAGTTTCCACTTACATCATAGGACATTCTAGTGTGATTTGTTGTACCAGTACCAAACGGTATAACCTCAAGATTATCTTCTATTCTAAATACTTTATAGTAAGCATCCTCAATAATAGTATTTTCTATCTCTACTGATGCAACAGAATATATTGTTGGCTGCCATCGTTTCGGACGTACAAACACTCTAAATACTGGCTTATCGTCAGTAGAATACAGAGAACTCAAATTTGTTATCTTAGACATATACGGTTCTGTTCTGTCTTCTAAGAGCAACTTATAGGAGGCTGGTTTAAACGAGCCAGTAAAGAATTCTGTTGAGCCGCTATGCCACACATCATTTAGTTCAGAAAATGAACTGGTGGTAGCAAACGAGGCGGTATAAATACCTGTTATCTCGTTGCCATTCTCAATCAACTTACCAGCCTCAACGGCTGTGGTAGCAGCGCCCGTAATATCAGTTACGATGGCCCTTACACCAATAGGTGCGCCATCTGATGATGCTGTGTAGAACGCTACACTCAATCGGTTCTCCGAAAGACCTACTATATCTGTTAGTGTTCCTCGGAATCTATTGTAAAGATATAAAGTGTTCAAGTTATTTTCAGAAGACAAAACAGAACTACTCAATATAAAACTACCTCTTTGGTCTTTTCTAGAGTCATCCCATCTTGCCTCAATAACTGGTTTTTGCATAACGAACTCTGTGCTTCTGCCGTGAAACATCTTAGTGAATAAAGATCCTGATGATCCCGTTATTGCTGCTTGTGTTTGTTTTAATAAAAATCCATAGTTAGTTTTTGTTCCAGCAAGCCAGTTCTCTACAGCAGGTGTAACCTCTAGTTCTAGATCTTCATTACCTTTTACAAATGTTACTGACCCTGAAAAGTTGTTGACAGCAGCAAGGGCGTGGTAATCAGATCCAGTCGTTGCCCATGCAGTGGTTGATGATGCACTTACCCAGTTACACTTGCCAATGTCTGTGTAATTTTCCATATCAAGTCCACGACCCTCATCCCAGCTAGCTGATAGTATTTTAACGTCAAGGGTTAGGTTTTCAGGGGTTGTATCTGCGTGCTCGGCATTAAACATCTTTAGGTAAAAGTTTACAGAGCCAGATGCGGGTATAGTTCCTGCTGATCTATCAGAACCTATTTTATTCAAATCAAACTGAATCAGTATCCTAGCTTCTTCAGCATTTTGCGCACTTATGCTTGCCGATGTCTGCCCGTGAATAACAAATGTTTCAAGGATATCTGAAGCACCCATGTTAGATCCAGTGGCCTTGGTCCTAAGATCAGCTTTAAAGGCATTAGTAATAGTATTATCCTGAGTTGCATCGTATCTCTTGATAGCCATTATCTAGCAACTCCTTGGACATCCTGATCAAAATCTTTGATTTCAAATACAACATTATCAGGGGCTGAAATAATTTTACCATCTGGGCTGGTGTTCAGGTCTATATCAAATGGGAACTGACTGTATCCAGCCTCTGTTTTTGCATCAACATTAACGAACACTGTGTCTATTACCCCTGGTACTCTATTAAGAACCCTAAACACGTCGGAGACATAAAATGGCTCACCCATATTCTTCTTGGTACCAAATTCATCTTTTATTTCGGCGATACAGTCGTTAATAACATCAAATTTATTGACGTCAACATCTGTTACCACTTCAAAGTCAATAGACAAGTTTATAACCTTTCCAGGGATGATATCAATTGTATCATTGATCATTTTATACTGGTTTAGCCAGTTTTTTAAATTATTTAATAATGTTACCGTTGGAGTGATAAAATTCTCATTCTCATCTTCTGATAAAACAAACAAATTTAGGTTTCTTTTGAATGAATCCCTATCTTGTGAAACAGAGGCTCTTTTGATAGAACCAAAACCTCTTGGCATACGATAACATAATGCGATATAGTCTTGTTTAGTCACTGCTCTGTTTTGAGATGCATAAGAGTCAAACGCTCTAGTTCTAATTTCTTCTTGATCTGGTTCGGATACATCTCCTACAATTGCGTCTTCGTTTGTACATTCCACAGTTGATAGAATAAACTCTATTATGTTATCTGATAAAGAAGATCTGTTTTTAAACACTAGGTCTGTTTCTAACGGTGTGGTTACTGTATTGACTGCGGCGTTTGCAGTGTTTGTATCGTTTGCACGATATGTGATAGTCAATACTGTGTTTTCAGGAGCAACACCAAACTTGTCATTCTTTATTAAATTACTAGGATCAAAACTATCATCAGTTTCATAATTTCTCCCGTGTATATTAAGAACAACATCTGATGGATCTGCTATCAAATCAGTAGTAAGATTATCCGCTGACCCAAAACCAAATTGTATAAAGGTTTCACCATCTTCAAAATCAACAGTAAATCTTCTTGGTACTGGCTTAAGTCTAAGACTATATGGGACAGATGTTTTATCACTGGCTCTATTTTCTAACTGTTGATATATAACGTTTTGTGATAGGTATGGGACTTCAAAATATTCATTACCCTCGGTATCAAATATTGATACAATTTCGCTAATCCCAATCCCATCAAGTTTTAGTTTTAGAAATTTATTATAATCCGCAACGGTTATAGTTTCAGAAAACAACTCGCCTGATATAATGCGGCCCTTTGCCTTTACTGCAAAGTATGTTGGATCACCTGTGTCGGTATCTACTTTTGCTACAACTACTTCGTTAGCAGGGTTAGCTAAATCTATATCTTCTTGAAGCGTAAATATACCGCCACCTTCAGCAGCAAATTTAGTACCCCTCTTTACAATTGGAAGATATTCTTCATCAACCCCTCTTGATGTGGTAGAAGCAGGAATCAATACGAAAACTGTGATTACGCCCTCAGTTGATGAAGTTCCTGTTGGCTTATACCCTAATTGTTTAGCGAGACGGTTAATGTTCTTGGTTTCTATTGCGCTGTCCAAAAAACCCTCATTGGTTTGGTAATCTAAATAAAACGACAGATTGTCACCGATGTAAGCTACAGTGTCTAGCATCAAAGAACCAAAGGATGCTTCATTGAAATCTTTAAATGAATCAGGATAATACCTCTTAGCATGATTAACCAAGGAATTTTTAATATCTTGGAAATCTCTACTAACATATTTTACAGGTCTTTTTTTAGCCATATTGTACCACCACTCTAATATTTAGCTCGTTACTTCAGTTATAGTTAAGGTATCCGTATCATCTAAGGGTAAAATGTCATAGACAATTTCTATTCTTAGTTCTTTTTCACCAATTAAACCAGGGTTAGACTCACTGTCAGCAAAATTAATACGGCGTACATTAACAAACGGCATGTAATTAGATACCTGAGATTTTATCTCGTCGCTTATATTAGTAAGAACTATAGGATTAAATTGTTCAAAAAGGAAGTTCCTTAGACCGACACCAAAGTCTGGTAACATTACTCTTTCACCCTTAGCTGTTAGTATTAGATTTTTTAAGTTTTGCCTAATTGATTCACGAAGAGTTTTATTTAGCCCATATGCCCCGTCTTTAGAATCTATAGATAAAGGTAATGATGGTGAAATTCCAATGGCCATTATTTAAAGCTTCCCTCTGATATACTAACCATTTTCTTAAGTATGGTGTCAGCCGTATTTTTAGTGCTACTAAACGTTGTACCAATCAAAGAATCTATATTAGTAGATGCATCTAAGTAAATAGTTGCCATAGCACATAATGCTTGTATTGGTGAGTAGACATTATCAGGTGGGTAACCTGGCACCTCGGGCTCACCTGGGGCACGGAGGCTATCCTTTTCAGCAAAGATTCTTTCTAAGTAATCAACCTCGTTATCTTGGGGAGGGCTAACGGCTTGGGCTGATTCAAGAATTCTTATTCTTATCTGTTGGGGAAGAAGGTCATAATATTCTTTGAATACAGCCCCGTAATCAAAGAAACCACCGCCACCAACTTCAGGAGACAAACGATAAAGATTTTCTTTGTTATTAATTGGATCAGAAAACAATGGCTCTATAATTGCATCAATCACTTCTTCTAAAGAGTAATCTTCTTGTATTACTTTATTATATACTTCATCTAATCTTTCGTCTTCTAAATCAAACCTAATTTTTCTAGCTAGGTAATTAACGATCATTTTTCTCATAATTATGTCTGGTCCGCCTCGTCCTTCAGTTTCATTTGTGATCTCGGCGTCAGAAGATGCAAATTGTATCCTGCCCACTGGGGATTCTCCTCTAAACCCTTGTAGAGATCTACTATCGCTAAATATAGGCCATATTGAACAGAAATAAGGATAGACTCTTGCGCTGATACCAGAAAGCATATTTTTTCGCTTTGTTTTTTTCTCAAAGTTTGGACCAGCATTTATAAGTGTTGGAGCGTCTTCTATTTTAGAATACAATATATTATAAGCAGTTTCTATGTCAAATAGTGGCGATTCTATGTATTGTTGTCTTGGCGACTTGTCTGGCTTTTCTCGTCCAAATGGGAATGAAAAAGCTGCGTTTAAGAATTCTAAACCATCCCCCCGATCATATACTATATTATCTAAAAATGGTTTTGGATAAGACCCAGCCTCTTGGGCAGTTGGTGGCCTCAGTATTGCATCCGCTTTATTGAAGCTGCTTACTATTTGCCTTTTGCTAAAGCCAAACCCATGAATAAGCTGTGTGTTAACAGCAATTCGGCTCTCAGGTAATAGATCAATCGGATCACGGTCACGAGAGCCGTAGTTTTCTATTGGATTACTGTCTATAATTGATGGCATTGTTAGGTTTACTAACACATTACGATCATCCTTAGCTAAGGTAGGATTACTTAATATTTGCTGAAGATTAACACCTTTACGATAAATTATAATTTTGTTTGGTGAATCAAATTCTGTTTCGTCTTGCTGTCCAAGATAAAGACGCAAATTTCCTATTTGATATTGTCCTATCTGACCTGAATACGATATGAGGGCGTTGTCTATCTCACGGTCTGGATCATCACCAAAGAGAAGCAATTTTGTTTGTTCATTTTCATTACCCATAGTGATACAAGATATTCTGTCACCTCCAGAAAACAGTCCACCGCTTTTACTGCTAGCAAGCATAAATTTTTCTAATTCAATAAACACTGAACTATTCATTGAGTTTTGCAGGGCTGTTTCAGACGAACCTTGTATATCACTAAGAACAGAGGGCATTGGTATTCCAGCCAGTGCATTTGCAAGACCATCCTCTGCTAGTGATTTTAAGTCGCACAAGGATTTGAGTTTTTCTGTGGCTGCTTCAATATTATCTAAAGCTTGATTTTTTTGATCCTCATCAGTCAACCCCTTATTTCTCAGCAGATCTTTAGATATTTGTGCAGCATTAACAAAATCCCTTTCATCACAAAATTCTACATAATATTTTTCTGGGACAAAATCCAGTAGGGCGGAACGAGGAATAGACTGACCTATATCTTTAAACGTATTTTTACCTTGAGCAGGATCTAATCCAAATCTTTCCATTAGTTCCTCTACAATAGCCAATAATATTGTGCCTGGATCTCCTTCTAATAAAGATCTGATTTCTGCTGCATTAAGTGTCGCAGATAAAACTTCCATAAAGTTCTCTAAGTTTTCTAAACTTGAGTTTAGTTTGTTGGCCACTGCTTCTAGGTCTATTCCTTGATCTTTCAAAAAATCGTTTAACTTTTTAGCGCCAAAGTTTAGTGCTTGGTTTGGGTCTGGTAGTTTTGCTGCCAAGTCGTCTGCTAAGGAGGCTGGGAGACCATCGCACCCAAGGAAAGATTCTAATCCTTCTATGACAAGTGCCAGCAAAACTTCAGTTAGTGCTTTTTCTATAGCCTCTTTTACTATCTTACGGATAAAGTCTAAAAGCCCCATGATTGGTATAAGCGGAATATTAATACCAAAATAATTTGACACTCTTTCAGGACTTATAACATCTTCTAAATTGTTAATGTCTAGATCCTCTAATTTTATTCCGTTAAATAATTCCTCAACTAATGACTTGCCTACAAAGTCCATAACGCAAGACAGTTCGTCATCAACAAACTTATCAAATCTATCTGAGAACGCATTGAGTCCCTCGGGAGAAAAACCTTCCACCAAGTCTAATAACGCAAAGTTTTTCTTTAGGTCTTGTAGTGATTTGTTAGCAAGCTCCCCAAATAGTTCTAAGAGTGTTATCCTATCAAGTACAATATCAAATATATCTTCAATAGACTTTATTTGTTTGGCTAGTTCTGGGAGATTATCGCAGTTTAAAACGGCGTCCTGGGCTTTGATCTCTAAGTTCTTAACTCGGCTAGATCTTGCCGATTCTTTCTCTTCTTTTTCTGGGTCATTCTCATAAGCAAATAGTGAACCCTCAGTAACAGATCGTGGCTCTAAAGAGTTGGTAACACCTTGACCTGTTGCTACACCATCACCTGAAACGTTTGTCTCAATCTCTGTTGGGCTTTCTTCATCTGATCCCTGAACTGGCTTAGCTTTGTCTGGATTAATCTCTGGCACTGGGAATGTATAAAGTTGTAAGAACTTTGGCCATGGCATTAGATCTTTCTTGCCAATCTTGTTTTCTTGCTTGATTATCTCTTCAGCAAAATAAAGATACCCAAAGGTTGTTTGATTGTGTGCTTTATCTATAATCTTTTTACCACTTAGAAGTTCCTCTGGGAAAGGTTCATTTTCAACGTTGAAAGCTGCCCCTATTTCATTTTCAATTGTATCTCTATGAAATCCACTAAAATAAACTTTTGACTTGTGGATAATGTGTAATAATTTAAAATCATCAGTCAAGCAAAATTCAATCTGGTCGTCTTCTGAGAACTCTACTTTTTGCTCCTCCATAAATTCTCTAACACGATTATGGAAATTATTCACGGTGTTAGCCTCAATATGAAGCTCCCTCATTCCAATTTCTCTTTCCTTTTTACCACGGTTGCTGGAAACGGGGCCATTTATTATTTCGTTATAATTGACGAACACCTTATGTACCTTAAGTCCGAGGTCGCTCAATTGTTTAATGCTGTGTGAAAACTTTTTCTTTGATCTTTTGTCGCTAGCTTTGATTGCTCTAGAAATTGTTAAGATATCTAGGCTTGTACTTTGTTCTTTTGATGCATCAAGGAATTCATCTTTTTCTATGAACAAGCGCATTAGAGCTTGAGCGTTTGGTCGCTCAGGGTAGTTAGCTATAAAATCATGTTCTATGGCTTGTGGAAAATCCTCTGTTTCAGGTCTTCCAAATCTTCTACAAATTGCATTATAAAAACGAAGTCGTTCTGCTGCACGCTGCTGTTCAAATTCTTGTTTTGTTATAATAGAACCACTGGCGGTGCCTACAGCCCAATAACTTCCATCACCATCAGTGGGTACCCTTGGATTAAAGTAAGCAAATATTTCACCTTTCTCTTTTGGAACATTTGTTTTCCAATCATCAAAATTAACAGCCTCAGTCGCTGTCTTTTTATTATTTGCATCCTCATCTTTTTGTGCTGGTTTAACATCTTCAAGAGGAGATTCTGTCTTAACTCTTTTTTCTAAAAAGTAAGTTCTGTTGCCACCCTGGCGAACAACTGCTCTTACTTCTCTAGGTGTTCTCTCTGGTTCTCTAACCTCTAAGACCTTTCCAATTGGATCATTTGCTACAACATAAGTGTAAGCTGTTTTTTGATTTGGGGGCTCCCCAACAATTTTTCTTCTAATACCTGCGATACCATGAGATCTATAATATTCAATCTCTTGAAATCTAATCGTGGCTTTCTGTTGAGACTTCTGAGCATCACCTCTTGTATTACCAAGTTCTGCTATTCTATTCGCAAAGTGTTGTGATCCAAGATATATTTTTGCAATATTCTCATATGAAATAAGCTCTGTGGGTATTTGCCCATTACCACTTTCTGGCCTAACTGGTGGCTGTTTTGGTGCAATGTTTTGTCCTTGGTTTACTTTTATTCTATAAATAAATTTCTTCTTATCAGGATCAGTTCTTGTATCATAAACGTTATTTTGTATAGCTAAATTTGTTACGTCTGTCCATTCTTCCTTACCGACTGTAATATTATTTGAACCTGATATATTCATCTCCAAAGATTCAACCATCTTGTTAAATCTTTTAGAAACAGCACGGCTCATATTGCCCGACTTACCGTTGGGCAAAGTATATCGCCAGTTAGTAGGACGAGAGCGAGAATCAAATCCGCCTGTATAAATAGCCTCTCTACCTTCAACTGGTGGAGGTTCTGCTTGTTTATAATCTGGTTGCTGTCTTCTGGCTACTGTTGCGTCGTTTTTCTGTAGTGCTGTACGTGGAGGCTTGGGTTTTGGCTTCAATTCGTTAGCTTCTGTGGCAGCTTTATCAGCGGATTCTTTAATCTCCTTATCCTCTTCGGCAGTTGGTACTACTTCTTTACGCTCAGGGGTTACAGGCTTTTCTTCTGTTGTGGTAGCAGATTGTATAACCATTCCTCTGGCGGCCATAATCTTACGGCAATATATAATCCCAGGCTCGTTTCCTACCTCAGATTTTTCAAGATATTTAAAAACATGCCTTACTTTACCTTGTTTATCCCTTGTCTCAGCAAACGCTCCAATTAGGTGTGGATGGAGTGCTGCGTAGTATAAAACGTCTAGGTAATCAATTGTTGTATTTATCCTTAGTCCCGAAAACCTATCTCTGCTTATGGGATATGGAAATGCAAATGGTATATATCTTTTTACACAAAAATGAATCCACTTTTGTTTGAATTGTATAAGACTGTCAGATTTTGTTTTTTGTTGATACTGTTTTAGCCAGGCAGTGCCCTGTAGCCCTGCTCTCTCCAAAGTAGAAATTGGTTTTGTAGGCGTCCAGTAAGCCTCATTTAAAAATGCAGCAGCGTCTGGGTTAGCATCTACCTGTGATTTTTCCTCTTTTGAAAGAGGGCGAAGATCTGGTTCTGGGTTTCCTGCTAAGTCTTGTTCTACAGTTTCCGTTTGTGACATTTTGTGATCCTTTTTTAGTTAGTCATATTATGTCTACTAACTAATTTGTCCTCTGAATATTTGTTCTTAAGTTTTTGTATTTCAAGATTACCTTTGAATGTAGCTAAGTAGCTCATCGCCAAAGTACTATATGTTATACCCACCGAGGCAGCTAGTGCCTTGCCTGGAAATGCTGCTATACCAACTAGTCCAGCAGGTGTTGGTGAAGGAATCATTCCCGTTGCACCTGCTTGGACTGCGATCGCTAGATATTCTACTATATTTGATAATTGATTAACGACTTCCATGGTCTGATCTAAGGCTTCTATTAGATTTTTGCCTTTGACAAGCGGCTGCATATTTGTAGTATCGTTGCCAGCAATCAATTCAATCCCTGGCCTTCCTCTGATTGGTCCTTTCAAAGAGTTCTTGTTTTCTGTCTTTGTTACCAATTTGAGGCTTTCCCGACCAACTAATCTAATACAGTCAGCTTTTGCTAGTATAGCCGATCTGCCTTGTGGCGCACCATATCTTCCGCCTGTGGAAATATTAAATGCACTATCAATATCTGTTTTTTGTGACATGTAAAAAGTGGCTGCATCTTTGGATGGACTTGGTTGTAAAAATAATCTTTCCTCTATTACTTTTTTACCTTCCTTCTTGATGTTTGACTCTTTTACATCACGACCATGAAGACCAGCTATCAACCTAATAGTAGATGCATGAGTGTGCCCCGCACCACCATATCCATCTCGTCCATCGCCTGGCCTATCTCTGCCCATTATAATAAAGTTATTATTTTGTCCCTCTATTACTTTTTCCTGACCCTTTATTAATAGATTACCATGAGGTTCTGTAATGTGCGTATGATCTATACCGCCTACATCACCCTTTTTTCTTTCTATAAGTTGTTTCTTTATTTGTGAAACACCCTCTATACTAACTGCTTTTACTGTGCGGTCTTTACTCATGCAAATACTCCATCCCAAGTTGGGTGGTTTCGTTTGACCCTAGAGAACCTAAGTCTTTTAGCTCTTTTGCCTTTGAACTCCCAATGCCATCTCTCACTTCTAACAGTGCGTACAAATCCGAAACGGTGAGCATTTTGACAAAGCCACTTGTAAACTGGACTAGGCACATTTTTACTTATAGGGCTACCTGTGCGAATATCAACTGCTATCCCACTCTGGTGATTAGACCTACCTGGCGCTGCTGTTTTAGGTTTAAATTTACTTGATGGAGCAGTTACAAGGTATCTGTTGTCTCCTACTTTACTCTTATTAATAACATTCTGTCTTCTTAGAGCAAACTGAGATTCAAATGTTCTCTGTCCAGAGTTTAGAATAATGTGGTGTCCCTGTCTCTGAGCAGCCGCTCTCATTTTTTCAAATGCTTGTGCAACTGGTTCCCACACTCTCTTGGTCTGGTTATTTGGTCTGCTCATAAGATTGTTGTTATATTTTTTGACGTCCTTAGCTGGTGCGCCCCTTTGGCGTATGCGGCCTGTTCTAGTATTATAACGATCTACTGTTACGGTCGGTGTTGTATCAGGTTGGCGCTGGCGGCTTGCGAGTTGAGCGTTTGGTTGAACTGGTCCTATATCACCATATGCTTTTTTTAATTTACCCCCATAATACACAGGCTGACCTGGACCATTGTATATCTCTGCCATTTTAACAAAGTTTAAAGAAGCTTCTGGTTTTATAGCTTGTCTTTTGAATCTCTTGTTATCATTAAACCAGGCTATCATTAGATCGTCAGATGTTTTAACTGGGTCATTATTAAATAGTGCAACTGCGGCTTCGGGATCTTTGTTTACCCTAAGAAGGTATACTCCCATGACCTGTGCTGATCCCCACGAGGTTGATAATATCGCAGCCTTTGGATCTAATTGGAATGCTTTCTTAAATGCGCTTTTATTTGTTTCGTTTCTCTTCCTACTGAGGTACCAGGCTTTATCCTTGCTAGCAGGAGGTCTTTTACTTCTTGGTGTATAATCAATCTTTCCCTTTAGATCAGGTCTTGCCCATGGCCGTCTTTTTCTATTCCTGCTCAAAAAAGCATGAGGTTCAAATCTGATCGCTCGTGGGTTGTTTCTGCTTTCTATTGTAAAAATAGCTAATATAATTCTTACTGGGATACCTGTTGCTTTTGATATTCTGTATGCTCTTGAAACTTTATCTGTTCGTAGACTTCTATCTTCGCTGCTGGGAACCGATCCACCTCTGGCTGTTTGATTATCTGATTGCGACACATCAGCAAGTTGATACGATGTATTACATTTTATCTTTTCTGCCGATTCACCGCTAGGTGTTGACTCTTTTTGTTTGTCTTCTTTCGCTAGCTTTTTCTTTGTAGTTGGCACCCCACTAGCAGCCGCACCAGCAACTGTACCTACTGTGCTACCTAGTTCTTTTCTAGATTTGTTGGGTAGAGGTGTGCCATCAGCATCTTTACCTGATTGTATTTCTGCATTTCTGCCAGGTAAACTTTCGCCTGCATTATGTGTTGTACTCATGCCTTGGGATAAAACTTCTTTACACCCCTTTGTGGATTGGAAGATAGTAAAATCATCTTGCTGTTTCTGTCCGCCACGATGGAAACCTAGAATAATACCACCTGCTAGTGGATTATTTCTATCATAATATATGACATCCACAATAGATCCAATTGTTGGCTTTACGCCCCCTAGAGTGCTCAACGGACCCACAAAGGAGGGATACTGATCTATGATATTATCATTTTTATCAGTTGGGAATCTTTTAGCTACATCTTTTGTTAGGGCTTTTATGATAATTGATTGATTACCTGTTGCAGAGAACAAAGCACTGTTTCCAGATGTCCTAGAGTCATCTTGCTCGCTTACCCTTAGTACCATAGCCATTTCAAAAACCCGAGCGTTACCCACATCGGGAGATGCTTTCTCTACTTGTGTTTCAGCGGCTGATCTGACAATACTTTTTGGCTTTTGTATACTTGCAGGTGAATTAGCTGGTACATTACTGATAGTATCCACCATGTCTAAAAATTTATCAAATACTGTATCTTTTCTATCCTTAGTGGACATTATTCACCACCACTTTGGATTATATCAAACAATTCATCTTTATCTATTTCTGTTAGATTTTGAGATTTATTAGAAGACTCTTTTTTGTGAACAATAGCAGCCAGCTTAACTAGCTGCTCATTTGATCTCTGTAACGTCTCTACTAGTTTTGCTGCTACAGTACCAGACTCAGCATATCTATCTTTTGATACCGATAGATAATCTTTCAATTCTGTTAGTAACTCTTCTGTTGTGGCCCTATCATCATCTATATTGGTTAGGGCTCTAGCTATCAATACATCTAGTTTGTCTGACATTCATTTACACCTCGCCTTCATTCCATTTTTTATTAAACTCACGATATTTTGCACGAAGCCTCTTAAGTCCACCCACAACTTGTTTTGTGTTTAGACCAGTGATTTCACGCATGTATAAATAAATAGCCTTCTTGTTGAAAATCTGAATCTTGTCAATGTTAGTAAACAGCGTTCTTATAGCACCAAGAACTTTTCTTTCGTTCTCTCGCAAATCCTCTGTTTCCCAGCTATCAATTTCTTGCATTAAAAAAAGCCAAAACTGTCTATCCTCTATTTCGTTACTAATGTCTGTGTCTTCATCTACTTTAGAAGACTCTAATTTTAGAGCTATAGAATCATACTGAACTTCTCTTCTATTCTTCTTGGATTGTTTTTTAGCTTGGTGGGTAAACCAGTTTTTAGTTACCACTGAATAATATGAATACGCTTTTGTACCCCTATCAGCATTAAACTTATCTAAGATTGTAGTCAGCCATAATTTACAATCCTCTTTGAGAGTGTCTATATTTTCTAATGAGGTAAACTTATAAGTGTATACTATTTTATCTACTAACTCATTTAGCGCTGGCTGTATCTCTTCTATGTACAGAGTTGTTCGGCGGTTTATATCATCCGTGCTGGCATACTCTACAATTGCCTTCTCTGTTTCTTTGGTAAAATATAATCTTTTAGATTTTGTCTTCTTCGGCATAATCTTCCATTTCCTCTTCTAGTTCTAGATCCAGAGAAAATGATTGACTATATCCATTTACAAAGTTTAATGCTTCATTTGTGTGACGAAGCAAGTTAGTGATAGTTTCATCGCCAAAGTAGGCCTCCATCTGACTAATGTCTCGCACATGGTCTCTATACTCGCCAATCACATCTATAAACTCTTCAAAGTTATTCCTGAAGCTTGTAAATTGTGTTGCTAGTTGGCGTAAATACCAAATAAATACAATGTTTATAATCAAACTAATAGAAAATAATATCCAAGATATCATGGTTTATAATCCTCCCTAGTTCTGTTTTTGTCTTTTTTAATTTCTTCTTTTGTTTCATTGATCGCTTTTTTTACTTCTGTACCTACGCTCTTTTTAACAGTACTAGGTCTATTGAACATAACCATGCTTGGTATCATGCTAATTTGTTCAGAACCACAATTTGTGCAGGCATTTAATTTATCGCTATATGAATGTGTCACTTCTAATACTTCTTGACAAGAAGCGCACCTATATGTATATCTAGGCATTATCGGTAGCTTGTGATTCCTCAAAAGCTTGTTGGCTTTCAGCCACAAACTCAGGTGGGTTACTAACCCATACCTCATCATCACGAACTTCCAAATCCCAGTCTTCCAACAGAACTGTAATATCTGTTTCCTCAATTAAACATTTCTGCAATGTCATTAGTAGTGTTCCAACTGCTTGTTTAGAAAGTTTCATTTTATTTCTCCTTTATATAATACTAAAATACATTTGTCAAGTTGTTAAATTTTGTTTATCAAATTACAAATATATTGTGAAGCTTGCCCATTACCATATGGGCATTTTTTATCTGATAAGTCTACTTTAGTGGCCCAATGCTCTACAAGTCCCTGCAATTGTCTTGGCTCTTTACACAAGAGCGAAAACGTATCCAAGCCTTCTACCCTCTCAGTAAAATCACGACATACAATACAAGGCTTTTTGAGGAATGCGGCTTCTTCCTGTACACCGCCACTATCAGTTATTATAAATGCACAGGATGCAAGTTCATCAATAAATTCTGCATGTCCCATTGGATCAACTACCTTAACATCTGGTAATAGATTAGCATATTTCTTCACCTCTGGGTTGGGATGTATTGGTAAAATAAAATCAAGGTGTTTATACTTTTGTGCTAAGTTATTAATTGTTTCAAACCATACTTGTATCTGATCTAGCTTTTCTCTACGATGTAATGTGACTATTACCTTATTAGACGTAGAAACCTTCACATCATTCAAATGATCTAGTACGGTATTACCAACAACAAATATATTCTTACGCCCCTCTTTCTTTAGGTTTTTAGCTGCTGTGTGCGTTGGGCATAAATGAATCTCTGCTAGGGCAGAAATAGCAGCCCTATTAAACTCCTCGGGGTATGGACTATATTTATCATATGTTCTAAGACCAGCCTCTAAATGTGATACTGGTATCCTTCTATGAAAAGCTGCAAGCGCTGTTGCAAATGCAGACGAGGTATCTCCTTGCACCATTACATTTGTTATATCGTCAAATATCTCTTCTTTGTTTAATATTGATTGTACAATTGAATCTAAACGATTTGGTCCATCGCTGATTGACAAAATATGATTTGGCTTTTCGGCCAGCCCAAGAAGGTCAGTATGCTGCCCTGTAAAGAAAGTTTTATAAAGCATACCTCGCTTTTTCATTTCCTCTATTACAGGTAGAACCTTTATGTACTCTGGTCTTGTCCCATACGTTATTAATAACATTTTTACTCGCTAAGATATCTTACCACAAGGTCATGAATCTTCTCATCAACATTTTGCTTCCATGAATCATCACCCTCTTTGATTTTGTTTCTAATATCGGTTGCTGATATGAACCCGACATCTTCAGGTGGCACATGCTCAATGATACCATATCCAACACCTCGTCCATAATTTACAGAGTCAATATCTGGGATAGCCATTACAACAACATCATGATCTTCATATGCTTTTTCTAACATCTTTACCGTCTGCTCAGTTGTAAATGGGTTCTTCTCATCTGGTGGAATATCTCTGACACATATCAAGATTGGTAAACCCTCATCTAACTTCTGTGACATAAGCCACTTGTGCCCATTATGAAATGGCTGCCAGCGGCCAATAAACATCGCTCTTCTACTCATTGATTATCTCCTATATAACTTAAAAGTATTCGTTATCTTCAAGGTATTTTATTATCTGCTCGGCGCAGTCGTCTATCTTAGATTCGTGTGTCTCTACAACAACTTCTGGGTTTTCTGGATTTTCATATGGGGCGCTCACACCTGTAAAGTTTGGAATCTCACCACTTCGTGCTTTTTTATATAATCCTTTGGGATCTCTATCTTCACATGTCTCAAGTGGTGCCTTGACATATACCTCTATAAAATCTTTTCCTATAATATCTCTTGCAGATTGTCTACTTTTACGGTATGGAGAAATAAACGCTGTGCATACTATTGTACCAGATTCTCTCATCAAGTTAGCCACTTCAGATATCCGTCTTATGTTTTCAGTTCTATCCTCGGGTGAAAAACCAAGATCACTATTAAGTCCCATCCGTATATTATCGCCATCTAGCGTGTGAGTTTGGTAACCCCTCTGAAACAACAAATATTCTACAGCGTTAGCTAATGTAGACTTGCCCGAACCCGAAAGCCCTGTAAACCATAATACGGCTGGCCTGTGTTTGTTCTTTATAACTTTATCTTTGGTTGATATAGTAGCCCCATGAAAATGTAGATTGCTTGTCATTTACTAACTCCATAATTAGAAAATTTATACCAGGCTCTTTCATGTCCATAATATAAAACTATCTTTGTTACTAATTCAACTGCGCCGATCTTAACGCCTACCATAGGGTCGCCTGATATAAGCCACCCTAACAACATAGTGTCTAAAGTTCCTACTACTCTCCAACTAACAGCTTTTGCTAGGTGTCGCTTCTTTGCTACCATATAAAAACTTTCTTATAATATTCTACTATGTGTTTTATCTCTTTATCAAACTCACGTTTAGGTTCCCATCCTAAGTTTCTAAGTTTGTTATCATCTACCGAGTATCGGACATCCTGACCCTCTCTATTGTGAGAGAAGTCTAGATATTCACTATAATCATCTATTTTTTCTTCAAGGTAACAGTCTATAATCTTTTTGACTGTATCAATGTTTTTTTGCTCAAACCCACCAGATATATTGAAAATTTGGTTTTTTACACCTGATTCCATAATAGTAAGAATAGCATTAGCAGTATCTGAGGCGTGTAGCCAATTTCTAACTGGCTCACCGTTATTATGTAACCTTATTTTTTTACCTCTCTGTAGGAGCTTGATTGACAAAGGAATAAGTTTTTCTGGGTATTGAAAAATGCCATAGTTATTTGTTGGCCTGACAATAATATAATTTGTACCGTATGTACGATGCCAAGACTTTATCAAGTGATCCGCCGCAGCTTTTGTTGCGGAATATGGATTGCTTGGATTTAACTTATTATCCTCCATAAACGAACCATTTTCTAAATCACCGTATACCTCATCTGTGCTAAAATGCAGAAGAACTGGTTTCTCGCAAACATTGCTCGGCTTACTTTGAATAATCTTGAGCAAATTTTGCACACCGCCAATATTAGTATTAATAAAATCAGTGCCATCAATAATACTGTTACCAACATGCGACTCTGCTGCTAAGTTAATCACATAGTCACAATCTGGGATAGATTTTAGATCACATATATCCTCTTTCAGGAATGAAAACCCTGGCTCACCTGTAAGAGATTTCATCGCTTCCCTGTTTGCTGCATAGGTTAATTTATCAACACCCATGACAAGATAGCCTCTGTGTAGTAGCAATTTCGCAAGATGAGATCCAATAAGTCCCATACAACCTGTGATGACAACTGTTTTCATTATTGACCCCCTAAATGATTTTTATAATGACCAACATAATCACTACAAACACCATACACATCTTGCTGTAGTGCTTTTTCTGTTTCTTCTATTGTTCTGCATACCATAATAGATCTAGAGGTAACATGTTTACCAGGATATGTCCAAATAAAGTTTTTACTAGTCAGTGTATAATCATCTGTTTGGTGCCAAAAACATTGTGCTCCAACATTAGTTAAGTGTTCTAAAGCATCTAAGTTCTTAGCATGACACCACATTTGAGGATGCAATACAAAATCAGTTTGCACAAATATAGATGGTTCATCATGACCTAAGTATAACTTACCATCTTGCGACCATACATCAACCTCTACATGAAATCCCCTACTAATAAGTTCAGCTATTTTGGTAGGATTGTTTTCCAACAAATCATCTGGTCCAAATAAATTGCCACGATGCGATACTAAAATCATTTTTTGTAAAACTCCTCTTTAGTGTAAGACCAATCACACATTGGCCCATGTGATGTTACTCTTCCATCAGAGTCAAATATGTGCCATCCATTTGCACGACCCCAGTATATCTCAGGATAATCATATTGTAAATTTATTATTTTGTTTTTAGTGTTTGTCCAGTCATTCTTTAGACGATTATAGTTCCACCGTAAGTCACAAAAACCAATCTCTCCTATATCTCTAAACGAGCAATTATGTCTTAGTAAATCGTTCCAGTTTTTTCCATTGTACAATGGGGCATCACTATATTGCTGTGGAGGATATACCCCCGTGAAGTGCTTTACAAAAGACGCTCCTGTGTGTATAAGCCCATCAGCATGAAATGGACGATTGTTCTTATTCCAGATTGACATCAATAAATCAATTTCCCCGTACATAAAACAATCGCCAAATTTGTAAAACATTTTACCAGTTTGCTGTGTTAGTAAAAGTTTTTTTCCCTCTTCCTCTAAAATATTATCGCAATAAGTAGCGATCTCTCCCCTGGCTAATACAGAATCGCCACGAGTCTTGACACAATAGTCAAACCCTTCTTCTTGTGCTTTTTGTATCCCTAAGAAAACTGATTTATATTGTGCGGGCATACCAACCACTGTGCCCCCACCGTCAATTGGGTGCAAGTCCTCCCAGATAATATCGTCACACATTTGTTTAGTTGACGTGAGTGGTTCATGTCCATGACCAGTTAAGATAATATATGCTGCGGGATTATTGATTCTTAGGTTTTTTATATTTGTGTCCAGAATCTCTTTTTTATCCTCAGCAGATAAACTACCTTGAGGATCAAAATCTGGTATGTGTATCTGTGTTACAATGCAATTAATGTCCATATTGGTATCCAAACAATGCAATATCTTTTGCGTATATTTGAGCTACCTTATTAACACTCTCTGGGTCATAATATTCCGTATAATGCCCATGATCAGTAGTCCTATGAATACGGACATCATAATGTGGATGTTTTCTTCTATAATTTGGGAAACCTATCTTATTCATTAAGTTATTAACATCATCTGAATAGTTTTCTACTCTCATAATGTTGTCTACAGATTTATCTGCTGCGTGTGTGTACAAGTGTTGTGGCAAAAAATGAACATCTTTAATCCAGACGCTATTTTCCATATTCATCACAAAATCTTTAAAATCTTTATACTCAGATAATAATGGCCTGTCAAATATAATTTGACCAGAATATTGGTGCATTCTATTTTGTGTAAAATCTAAATATCCAGACAATAATCTGGACCATGGATTTCTTACCATAGCGAATGAATAATAGTCCCTGTAGTCTGGATTAAGATCCAAGATTTGTTGATAATTTCTGTGATGTAAATGTGGCTCAGGGTCTGATCTTTGATCTCCTTCTAACCTAAAAAGATCTTTTAGCAAAACATGAAGAGCAGATCCTGCTGCCTTTGGGTTGTGTACGAAAATTATTCTTTTCTGATCATCTATAAACATTTTAAGTCCTACTCCATCTCGCCCAGAAGAACAATTCTTTTTCTGAGGAAAACGTTATCCCAGCACTATTCCAACGAGCCACATAGTGTCCTAAACTGTTTATATCTACAACTTTAAATGGTTGATCATATTCATTCCATTTGGACCATTTTCCTTGTGTTATACCTTGCGCCCAAAGCCAAGAACAAAATAAAATAGTCTCAGGACATAATTTATCTTTTGGGTGTAAGACATCACGGTTTGCAGGTCCACCTGGGATTCTGTTTTTATCAACAAATATATGCCACGTTTGATTTTTGAATTCGTCAGCCTCTTCTTTACTGCTGAATGTATCTGCTTCATATATGTTCATATCATTATCATAAAGAGCAAAAAGGTTGTTTGCAGCAGCGTATAAATGTTTAGTTTTAGCCATAAACACATGATCGCCAATATGGATACCGTGCTTACGTTTAAACTTCCATGCGTCATCATCTCCAATGTATGGCCAAGTTGGCTTACAAAATATGTTCCCACAAATAAATTTATTAGGATTTTCATTGAATACTTCTATAAGGCGACTAAAATCGCCATAACATTCATCAGTCCTCATTTTAATAACATATGGATTACTAACTTCTCTAAAACCATTTGACATAGTGTACAAAGCATAGTGAAAAGTTGTGAGATAATTAAGGTAATCAGAAACAAATCTAGCTTTACCGTCTATTTCTTCTATTGAGCCAGGAATAGATGGGGAAAAAACAAACTTAATCTTCTCCTTGCACAAATCAAATATTTCATCACCTTCGTCATACCCAAGTCGTTTTATAAGAACTTCTTTTATAAATTGCAGTGGCAGATTATCTAGATTTTCACAATATCCATCATCTTTGTGCATTCCGCAGCATGGACATCTTTCTATCTCATATGTTGAGACAACAATTTCATCAAAATACTCCAAGTAACTAGGTAAGTGCTTGATCCAAGTTATGGTATGATTTTGATCAAAGTTGTTATTAGAAAAAGTAACTGGACCTTGAATCATTAAGGATATATTTTTACCGTCTGCTAACATAGATTTATTTTACCTTGACAAATTGATATAAGTTGGTTTTCCGTTATACATAGTCTCTTTAAATAATCGCTTCATGTCTTCTGGGTCTTCTGGCCAGAACTTCTCTATATTTTTAAATCCACTAAGATGCTCTTTATCATCAGTTGCCCAGTGGGACCAACCTAACCAAAGATAGTCTTTGTCTCTTCCTGCGCCAACAAGCTTGACTGGAATCTTTTCGTAGTCAACGTAGTTCCTAATAAATTCAAATGGGCGATACAGAGTAAACGGTGTCATAGAATAACATACTACAAGCTTACCCTCCTGGGCTAAGCCGATACTCATCCCCATCATCAATTGTTCTGCTGCCCCTGGGTTGATAACCCTATCTGGGAACTCTTCACGGATTTCATCAAAGTGTCCGTAACCCAAATCACCAACAACAAATACAATATTGTCGTTCTCTCTCATCTCTTCATGCAGTAAGCTAACAAATGTTTTTCTAACGCTCATTATTTAACATCTCCGTGCCTAGTTTATAATCTTCCGCTGTAAGCTTACAGTAGTGTGCATCTAGGTCTTTCAAGAATGGGAAATATGAGTTGACATCGGTTTTGTAAAAGTGTATCCTTGGCAAGAAAGCTTTGCAGCGACGCTCAAGATATTCTACATCCACTGGATCATAACAAGCCCAACCGTTGGCATTAACATAAATTTCCATATTGTCAACATTGTATTCCTCTATGTATCTTAGTGCCTCCCAAACTGAACCTTCTGCACATTCTCCATCACTAACCATGACATGAACCTTGCGATTCTTATTTGCTAGTGCCCGACCTACAGCAATGACTATACCAGAACCCAGACTACCAGTTGATACATAGATGTGATTATCCTCATCCCAGTTAGGGTGTCCGCCGTGTTTTTCTACCAGAGCATCTGCGTCAACATGATCGTAATATTTTTCTAATACCACATATAAAGCATAAGCAGCGTGGCCATTTGATAACACAAATATATCATCTTCATTTTTGTTTTTGAAGATCTCATCAATTATATCCACACAAGTAAAGCAACTCCCAACGTGCTCCTCGTTGTGATCATATAGAAGTTTTAACAATCTTTGGTGTAGAACTTTATCGCTCATTTCATCCCCAATGTCTTACTCATTCTGGTCATGTGGCGTCCACCATCAAATGAGGAGTTCTTCCATAATTTCACCATACTATCAAACGTAGACTCGCTAACGTATTTACTGGGTACTGAGAACCAATTAGCACAATTGTGGGTCATTGCATGTTCGGCTGTATATTCATCAAACACCAATGCTGCAATAGTGCCATTCATATTGCTGGCTAATATATTTACTCCTTGCCCTGTACGGCAGAATCCAATACCAAAGTCACAAATATTATTTTGGATTGCCCTAATAGCTTGAGACACATAATCGTTATAGTCACAGCTTTGGTTTACATAAGTTCCAAAATCAACATACGGAACGCCGTTAGCTTCTAGTACTCGCCTGGCCATCTCTTTAGCTTCAAACCCTGAGTGGTCGCAAGCGATAGCTACTGGCTTCTGTCCAAACCTTGGTGCTACATGGTTTACAAAGAACTCCAACTCTTGTGGTGTTCCTAGGACGTGCATCTTCTCTACTTGATGAATACCAACCTTAGCGCCATCTCGGATCATGAGGTTATACATCGGACAGATATAGAACTCATTCTTTACACGAATATTTGCTTCAATCATTTCTTCGGCATACTGAATGAACATCTTACCAGTCTTATAATAGTAAACACCAACAGCAGCGTTCTGACTGATCACTTCCTTCTCTGCTGTTCTGGTTGCATAGCCATCTTCGTTCATCTCAACATAACTGTGTGCTGGGCTATTTGCTTTGAACGTCAGTAGGTAGCCATCCATTTCCTCTGGTACAGATGCAGGGTCAAACTGATTCTGGTAATACACATCAGGCGTATAGATAAACAGCGGCAGATCATTATCAATATACTCTCTTGCTAGCAAGCATGTAGATACCGAGCCATCGGTGATATGATCTACTACGACAATCTTTACATCCTCACCAAACTTATCTTTTAGGATTTGATCAATAGAAAAGTTATGGATATGGTCTAGCCGCACTGCAAAAATAAGATTGCACTCGTCTGCTTTGAATGAATCCATCGCCCAATCAATAACATGCCTTGTGTTGGCCATGATCAATGGCTTGGGCATTGTATACCCTCTATCTAAAAATCTTTGTGCCCTGCCAGCGACAGGAAGTAGTACATTATATTTCTTTGTCATTTTTATCCTTTGTACGCTCTAATAGAGCTAATATATCCTTGTCCATTTACAGTAATAACGTCTGTTACCAGCAACGACTCATCGTCTATATGTATAGTAATTTCTGCCGCAACAGTTGTATTATTAATATAGAGGCCGCCAACAACTACATCTAAGTTTTGCACGGTATCAAAAAAATCTTTATTGGCTTTTAGCAAGTTATCTTTACCAGTGATTGTTGTCTCCCAGTCACGCAATGTTACATCATCACTATAAAGATCTGACAATTTATCAATATCCTTGGAACCAAAAGCATTTAGATATTTTTCAGCTATCTGCATATTAAATTGCATTTGTTCTCGCAGTCCTGTTTCATTCATCTCTACTTATCTCTCAATATAAAATCAGTGGCGTATTCATGAGCCGCCTTAGTATTATGTTTTATGTCATTCTCACTATCTAACGTGTTGTAAATAAAACTAGCCGCAAAGGCATCCCCTGCGCCTAATACATTTATCTTAGTATTTTTTATCACGTTGTTATAAACCATATGCTGAGTTTCACCTGTGCTTACACAACTGCCCTTGGGAGAGTGAACAACGGCGGCTTTTCTAAGTTTGTTTTCTAAAGACATGGCCGAATAAATCTCTACCTTTTCATTAGTTATACTAAGAGCGCTGTCCTCAGATACAATACCATAGTCAACGTGTTCTAATAGTTTCAAAATATTATCTTTCTGTTTTTTACTATGTGATGATAAGCACATATCCATGGATATAATACTATCAGTTGATAAACTTGTAAAGTGATTTTTTGTTATACCATCCAGTGTATCAAGATACATAAAATGATACCACTTAGCAGGTGGTAAGTAAAAGCTATCATGCTCCCTACAAACACCCCAGTTTACCACACTACTTCTTGTTTGGGTTTCAGTTTCGCATAGCACTATTGCACTAGTTGTAAGCCCAGGGACTTTTTTAACATTATAATCAAATGAACTGTTTTCCTTCTTCATGTCAGAAAGAACTTTTAGCGCCATAGCCCCTATATCATCGTCTCCAACAACAGACGATAAAAATACAGTTTGTTTGTCGCATAGTTCTAATAAACACCGCACGGTGTTGATAGTGCCACCAAGATCAACCTTAGCTCCATGACCAAGATTAGAAACCCCTGTCTTATAGGTATCCAATATTTGTATAGTGTCAAAAAATATGTTACCTACAACACAAAAATCAAAACTTTTCATTTTTATCTAACGCTTCAATATCTTCCATCGTGCAATCATTGACCAGACCACGTTCTAACATCAGCCCAACCATTTCCATAACAGCGTTACAGCCGCCATTACTTTGTAAGACATTATGATAACCTAACACAGAGGTGCAGATCATCTTTATTTCCCAACATGCATCTGCTGGGCAGAAAGGGTGCTCCACTGCCTTCATTATACTACTGTCAAACAAGTCATCACCAATATAGGCCATGTGTTCTGGTGTAACATTATATTTCTCTATCAGTTCAGGAATAAAATCTACCTTGTCTTTACCACGGGCATAGAAGAAGTCAATGTTTCTATTCTTAGCCATTGCCTGATTGACTGTATCATCTCCTGATAAAAAGCATACCTTTACGCCCGCTCCCCGTAAACGCTTGATCGCTGTAAAATCTTTATCGCAGTATGTCTTAGCAAATGGCATACCGTCAGTGTTATAATACTTCCTACCATCTGTCATTACGCCATCTATGTCAAGTATTACTAACTTTATCATGTGGTACCCCTAATGTCCTTATCAATGTTATATTCTTCTAACAGGTTCCCTAGTTCCTCTGGGTAATCTGTTAGGTTCCATTTTCCTTTTACAATTGCAGTGGCAACATATGGATATACACTTGAGTCCCAATGAAACATTCCTCTTTTAGGTTCGTTTGCATAACAATATGCACCATAAATATTATTTTGTTTACATGCTTCTGTTGCCATATGTTCAAACTCTGATATATGATCAACCTCAGTATCCTCATATACAATTTTTAGCATGTCTATATCCCATAATGTTGGCTGATTTGCAAACTGAAAATATTGATCCTGAACTATATGAAACATATAACCTATTAGTGGTACCTTAACCTCTGGCTGATTTTGGATCATCTCTCCACCTTTGATAAGTTTTATATAATCTATACCAGGGGCTGGAGGAGTATTATAAAAAGAACTCTTCAATACTCCAATCATGGTGTTAAGTGAATTAACTTTTGGTTCCTGGTATAGCGGCATATCTTCATGATGAAATATACAGTATTCTTCATCTATCTTCTCTAAACAACTAGACACTCTCTCGGTGTAAGACATTTGATCATCATATAATAATGCTTGCCAGTTTGCTGGAATATTATCGTCTTTATCAGCAATAACATACCTTTTTATGTGCGATGGTAAATATTTATCTGCTTGACCAAAAAACATAGGCCATACATCACTGTAGTCACTATGAGAATACATAACAATTGCTAAATCATGAAGGTGACTATTTGTTACTTCTAGCAATACAAGTTTATCTTGCAAGCCAGCATCATAAAAAAACCATTTGTATAGCTTATGATTATCTATGCAACCCCATCTCTCAAACTTTTGTAAGTTTTCAGTTCTGTCTTTAGGGTCTTTCAATAACTCTTGACTGTTTGGGTTTTCTGCGTTGCTGTGAATCCAACCACCTGTGACACTTTTAACATAATCACTATCTGGTTTGTAGTAATCAAGTAGTTTATCATACAGACCAGCTACTACATCCATATTTTCACTGCTTGAATAAAACCAGTGGTCTGTAAATCCCCAGTTTGTTTGGTCCCAAAAAGCCAAGTAAATTTTGTCCATATCTAGACTTGGATCAAATTTAATATCCGTAGCATAGTGCTTATTTATATATTCCTTACCTCTTGTCCCTAAATCTGTTCTAGCCATTATAACAACATCATATTTGAAGTTATTTTCTTTTTCATAATCTGACTTCAGTTTTACAGATTGTTTTCTAGAATATGCAACGCTAAACGATTGAAATATAGAATTACCTCTGTAATCAGTTTCACTTCGGTTAAAACCTTCATCAAACCAGTCTTGATCCAAATGACTAAGTTCCTCGGTAAATTGTAGTTGCTTCTCATATTGTATTGCAATTGGATCATAAAGTTCTGATAAAACTCTGTGTGATTCTTCACTTTGTTCCCAACAATGAAAAAACACATCTACATTACCATGACTTAGAATATGTTTATCTATATATTTTTTAGCTCTCCTGGCAGCTATTTCACCACCACTATTTAAAAAATATCCATGCATACATAAAGCTATTCTCATTTTACTTTACAATCCTTAAATAATGTGAACTCTGTCAAGTCTCTGTACGGTGGGGATTCAGGGATGTCAGGGTTTAGCCTTGGGAAGTTTTGCATCAATGCCAACCCATGAGAGGCCTGCTGTGGTGTCATATACATATTCCACCCAAGTATTTTAATATCATCGTCCTGATATCTTACACCCTCACTACGACCTTCGTACCTTGCCTCCCTAGCCCAGTCTGCCATTTCTTTACTGTCTGTAAGAATCATCCCACCCTTGCCGATCTTAAGGTGCTTCTTGATATGAAAGGACAAACACATATGTGTGCCTGGTCGGTACATGTCTGAAGTAAATCTCTTGGCTGCGTCAAAGATTGGAAATGGCTTCAACTGATAGATACCTTGCCAACGCAAGTCTTCAAAGACGACCTCGCCCCCAGCGTGCATAATAGATTGCGGCACCGAAAGATAGGTTTGCTTAGGGATGCGAACCTCTTTACCTTTTACATTCTCGTACATACAGCAAAGGAATAATGCATTAGTACAAGAATCTAGTGACACTGCATATGGAGCACCAGTATAGTCGGCTACTGATTGCTCAAACATCTTAACTACATCATACGGATTTTGTTTCATTTTCTCTCTCCAGTATGTAATATTTCTTTCTAAATCCACAAGCCTCAAATAGGTTTATACTCGCATCATTTTCTATTTTTACCTTGGCCTCTGATGCTGGGTATTCCTTCATGATGTATTCTATCATAGCTTTACCAATTCCTTTACCCTGATAATCAGGTAAAACTGCAACTCTTATGTCACCATAGATGCTACCAACATATCCAACTATTTCGCCATCGTAAAGACATACTCTATAATCTCTGTGATGGACCCTCATATATGATTCGTGTGTATCCCACTCAATATCCTCTTGCTGTATGAAGCCTTTTTTTATCGTCTTATGATTCCGAAGAACACGAACTGCTTCCCAGTATACTCTTTTACAGGGTACTATTTTTATTTTACCACTCATCCACTTGATTCCCATAATGACTATCGCTTTTCATCCAGTAAGAAGTTAGATATCCTCTAGTAAATCTCCATCCCTCTAAATTTTGATATGGGTTGAGAGCACTACCAGTATCTAAAAAAGTGTTGTTCTGATTTTCCTTATAACACTGATGAATAATGAAATTACTTAGGCTGGCTGCTGAACAAAGAATAATATGATCCTGAATATTATTAGCTTCAATATATTCTTTTACCTTTTCAACTGTATCATAGTTTTCTATCATACAGTTACTACCGATGCGAAAGTCTTTCTTAACTTTGAATGGTAACCCAGACAGATCGGCCAACTCGTTAACAACGTAGATAATGTCTCTGTCTTTAAAGAGTGGCACTATCTCTTCTACATATCTAGGGTAATTTGAGTTGATAAATAAGTTTGCAAACGTAAGGTTTTCTTCATATCCATCACCGTGAAGATCCATCTGCCATTTGAAGTTTTCTTCGCCAACATCTGTTTTGGTGCATATGCCCTTAAAATAGTTTTCTTGATTGTGTTGAAAACTTTCAATAAGCCTCTCCCTGTAAAACTGATGTTTAGCTGGAATGAATTCTTTTTGTTCTTCTTTTGTGTAGATGTTTTGCCCAACCCTATCTCCAGTTACAAAGTAGCCTGGGGCTAAAACAACAGTCTGGTTCTGCATGATAAACATTTCACCATCTGAGAATCTTGCAAATGCAAAGTTCTCCCCGTCTTTAACCTTTTGCTTGAACTTGTCAAATTCTTTTTTATAATCTTTCATAATTTATTCACTGTCTTCCATCCACCACGAATACCATTTTGCACACATCCATCTCGCTCAACAAAGAATTGTTGATGTGAAACCGCATGGTTATTAGAGGTAGCTTTTGAATCTATACCCAGTTCATTGCCAAGAATTGATCCATGTAATGATTTATCCTCTGGTGGATGAGGCGGACAATAAGTTTGTATACCACCATATTTCTGTGCTAGATATGAAAATTGTATATCTTCCCCATTGTCCCACGTAAATGGTTTTTCTTTCCAGAGGTATTGTAACCAATCTCTTCTGAAGAACCAAGCGTGACCAACTAAATCAACTCGGGTTATATCGCTATTTTGTGTGGGCCACCCACAGCGGTCATGCATAACATAATGATCTTTATTTTTCAAAATAATCCCTGCGCTACCTAGTATACCCTCTTTTACTCTCATTGTATCTAAACAATTTTCAAACCAGCGTTCGCCTGGGATTGTATCATCATCAAAGATAGCAACATATTCTGTGTCTGCAAGAAGTGCTGCGGCAAATCTACCATAAAACTTCCAGTTATGATCATTTAAAAATACACGATCTGCACCAAGAGAACTGTGGTCAAAATTAGAATTATCTTCATGGTGATTGACCCAAACCCATATTTGTTTTGGCTTTCTAGTTTGTGACCTGATTGCATCAATTTGCTTTTTAAGATTATACGGTCTTCTATATGAATTCAAAATAACCGTAACATCTGTTTCTTCGCCAGTATATTTCTGCTGCTCCAAGATTCCAATAATCGTGTCCACGGTTTCTCTTGGTGCTTTTTTAATATTAGTTAAAATATCTTCCTTACTGCCACTAAACCATTCCTCACTAGCAACACCTAAAAGATTTGGATTTGTTATGATTTTACACCCAGCTAATTTTGCCTCTACAACAATACGACAAAATGTTTCGTATACGCTAGGGAAGAATATAAGAGAATCATATTTAGTAAGTTTTTTAAACAGTTCACTAGGATTAGCAGCGCTGATCAAATCGTAAGCAATCTGATTTTTCTGACAATAAAACTCTGCTTTCATTTGATTCTTAGTTGGATTATTAGATTGTAAAATGGCAGCGACTGAAGATCTGTCTTTATCATTTACATCTATACTCTGTACAGCATCTACAAAATCTTTATCCCATACAGAACAACTCATGTTCACCACATTTGCGCTTGGTAAATTCTTTGCAGCTATATCAGCGTGCCCTTTACTTTGACAAAGAACAGCTTTAGCGTGGTTATAGAAAAACTCATTTACTACTTGACTTTTAGGAGCAACGTAGTCTTTAAACTTTGATGGGTCTCTAGTTGCAAGATATTTATGATCGTGCTCATAAATGATATATTCAGCCGTAATAAGTGCGCTAACTGCATCTGGCTTTAGTGCAAGAAAGTTACCTAATATAAATTTAGATCCCTGGGAGTTTTCCTGAATAACAAAATCAGAACTAACATCCTGGGATTTGATTTGAGTTACTGTGTGGCCATCTGCACGTAAGAGATTTATAACCTCTTGATTTACTAGTTCGCCGCCGCCAGGTAACTCATCTGCGAATACATCAGCAATGAATATTATTTTCATAATGTCTCAACGGTTTCTATTTTATCTTGCCAATCTGATTGTTCTTTTGAGTCGCCTATAACACTTAGAACCGTATGTACAACCTGATCTTGTATTTGTTGTTCTGTATGAGTAGACCTCAGAGAATCTGATAATGTTTTCGCTCGTCGTTCAAACAAAGAAATATTTTGATATACTTTTCTAATTGCTTTTTTAAATGAGTTCTCTTTAGCGTATGCCCATTTAGTTCCTGGATCTAACACTCCTGGCCACTCTGCTTCTTTCTGTATGGGCTCTAATGAATAACTAATCTTTTCATACAGTGCCTCTCTTTTGACTTTACCTTTAGGTGTCTTCTTTTCAATACAAAGAAAATCCAAGTGCCCTGACCATCCTGTAGCTATTACAGGCATTTCACTATATGCTGCCTCAAACAAAGGTAATCCATAACCCTCACCATGTGTTGTTGTAACATATGCCCTAATTTTCGGATGTTTGTATAAACCATGTATTTCTTCATCAGACATGGTTCCATGAAGCAAATGAATCTTACACTTTTTATTAGGAAATTTCTCAGCAAGAGATTTGATCATAGCTGAACACATCTGCCTATCGGCCAAATTGTTTTTAACTCTACTTGTCTTCAACACCAAACCAACTTCATCATTTTGAAACTCTTCTACAAACCACTTCAACATGTTGTCCACATTCTTTCTTGGACCCCACTGTGCAATAGATAAGAAATTGAAATCTGTATCTAAATCTATTTTAGCAGACATGTCTTCTGCTTGCAAGTTTTTTATTGGATAATTTATAATTTGTATTGGCTTACCATATGTTACTGCTACCTTTTCTCCTGTTTCAGGATGTTGTACATGTATGGTACCCTTGAATCCAGTGGCTGCATGTTGAGACGTAACAACAAGTAGATCCATCTCAGAACATTTAGCAAGCCATGCTGGTGGAACCAAGTTGCTTTCAATACCAGCAGTAAATCCTATATTCTTAGGTGCCATTACAGTAAACTCTGGCGGGATTGAAACATGGATACCTAAATCAAATGGGCCATTATAGCTATGTTTTTTAGCAATGATCATATCATAATATTTTCTCTTATGTGAGAAGTCAGTTATCCATGGCATCTGACCCCATCCCACATTTTCAACATATAAATCAAATTTATCTGGGTGTTGTGAAAGGGCATCTACTACCATTCTAGCATGTTCACCATACCCACTCCTTGATAACAAGGGTGCTCTTATAATGATCTTCTTTGTCATATTGTTTCTAACTCCCATTTCTTGTACAACTTGCGAGTATCCCACGAGCCATGTCTTTCATGAATGTCCAACATAATGTCAACCCACCTTTTCTGAAAGTTTTCAAAGTTATAATTCTTGAGTACGTGTTGTCTTCCTAGTTTACCTAACTCTTTTCTTTCTTCTGCTGACATGTCATAGATCTTCTTAAGTGCATTTATGAAGTCATCTTCATTTATTCTGTCTTCATATATCCATGGCACCTGCAAAGACCCAATAACTGCTTTTGATGCAGGTTCAATACCCACGCCAAACCATTGTTCACCGTCGGTTACCTGCTCTTGTAAGCCGCCTGTCATATTAACGATAATTGGAGTTCCGCAAGATAATGCCTCTAGCGTGCCTAACCCAAAACCCTCAGCATCAGAAATATTAACTACAACATCTGCAATATTATAAAGTTGAGCTAGATGTTCTGGTCCAATTTTTCTAGGAGAGAACTGGATTTGACCTTGTGTGTTTAGACCTAAATGGTTAGCTAATACGTCCAAAGGTTGTCCATGTGGATCTCTAACATCAGTATGCATTATTAGAGTTGCCTTATCGTGGCCTACTAGATCACAAAACTTTTTCCACCAAAATAACAATGTACCAGATTGCTTTCGTCTAGCATTTCTATTAACCCAAACTGCAACAAATTTATCACTTATGTTATTTTGACCTCGCAAGTGTTTTATAGTATCTTCAGGTAAAGGCTTAAATGTATTAGAATGTACAGCATGTGGTAAATATTCCTCCTCTACATCAGGGGAAACATTTTGAACAATATCGCTAGTCACCTTAGAAATTGTTACAACTTTATCAGTTGAATTATAAAAAACAGAGTTAAAAGTAGGATATGGCTTGTTGTCCCAAACGTGATAATACACCATCGGAACGAGCGCCCTAACCTCATCTTCTATTTCCCACAACCAATGATAAAATCTAGGATCGGTCATAAAATATAGGATATCAGGCTTATGCACCTGCAACGCAGTTCTAATCATTTCTGCATCTCCATATCCATCTACTGGGAATATGATCCAATCATCACCATACTCATGTGTCTTTACTGGGTTATAATCATCGTGCTTCATAGCACCACCAAAAGAAATAACCTCAAACTTACCTGTTTTCAGGAGAGCCTCAATAACATATTTTGTCTGTGTGGCAACTCCTGATGGCAAAAGCGGGTGATCACTAAGTGTAAGTACTTTGATTTTTTTATCTGTCATATTGTTGATCCTTTACTTATCTGCAATGCTCAGTATTCATAAACTCACATTTACCAAAGCGATCTGTGCATCCATTGCAGTTAAGTTTGTTTTTAATGTAGTTTTTATTTTCTATATTATAAAGTGCTTTTTGTAAAGCGTTAAGGGCATTTTTGATGCGCCTTTCTCCATTGCTTACTCTAACAAATTCTACCTTCTTACCTGATTTAGCAGTCCTTTTCAATAGAACAAAGTAGGTTTCCATGTCCTTAAGGTCTATATCGTACTTTTTACCATAAAAATACTTGTAAAAAGCCAACTGATAGGCCAAAGTTGAGTTAGACTTCTTTCTACTATCCCAACCCCATGATGTTGTCTTCCAATCAATGATATAAACCTTCTTATCAGTGTGATTATACATCACCAGATCAATAAAACCTTTATATTTCTTCTTAGATCCTTCAATCTCCTCATATAGCTGCTCTTCGGCTGCTAAAACTTCCCATTTTTCACCGTATGGTCCAAATTCAGTCTCTAAGGCAAAAAATACCTCTTTTACAATGTCATTTCCTTGTTCTAACCACTCTTTTACATCAAAATTTGATAAAATTTGTTGTTTTTGGTCCTTTGGGAGCGATTGTAGCTCTTTTTTGAAGAAAAACTTGAAATTTTCTTCCATTTTTGGAATATCTCCTGCATTTTCGGATACTAAGTCCTTTTCTATGGCCTCATGCAGAGCTTTTCCGAAAGCAGTATAAATATTTCCTTCAAAAATACCAATTTTATCAATATGACGCAGCTTATGAAAGTAAGGACAGACTTTCCAGTCCTTCCACTCGGAATAAGAGATATGTTTTTTCAATTTATCTTTCGTTTCTTGCTAAATTGTGCAGTTCTGATATTTTCTTATATAACACAGGACTAATCTTATGTAAATCTTTATCGTTACCCAAATAGTATTGTTCAAACCCAACAGCAAAGTATTCTTTTAGTGATACCATCGCATATGGACGTATAGAAATACCTGCGGTGACCATGTTCATCATCCTTTTACCAACCCGCTTATAGAAAAAATCATCCAAGTCTTTATTATACACTGGGTTGGCCAGATTATATGGTGTCATATTATAGCCTTCTGAAGCTAGCTCAAAATATAACTGTTTTCTCTTGAGTAAGAACTCGTCTTGGATTGCTTTATCTCCGTAGATCTGTTTTGGATATAACGTTTCTACATGGTGTCCTATTTCATGATACACATCGTCTAGCATATCAGCATTATTGTCTTGACGGTCAGCACTTAGATACAATTTATTATCGTCTTCTGAGTATTTTGCTGATATGTTTCTTCTCTCAAACTCCTCTAGGTCAGCTATTACAATGCCATCTAGTTTTTTGAAATATGATTTTGGCAACGTACCCTTAACTATAGTTAATATCTTACTAATATTAACATTGTCAGGTACCTCTGATTGAATATCAACATCAACTGAGTTGACAGAAATATTCTCCTGTATAAGGGAGGATCTATTCTTTATATATTCTATTGTATTTGTCATAATATCTCTGCTGCTATAGTCGCTAAGCGACTTCTTTCCCCTTTAGATAGTGTGACATGCCCTGCAATCTCATAATTTTTAAACTTTTCAATCGCATATGTCAGTCCGTTAGATACAGAATCCACATAAGAGTTATCAATCTGCTGCACATCACCAGTAAGCACTAACTTAGTATTGTGTCCTACTCTTGTTATTATAGTCTTTAATTCATGAGATGTTAAATTTTGTGCCTCATCAACAATAATGTAACAGTTAGCTATAGAGCGGCCACGAATGTAAGTCATCGCCTCTATCTCAATAACTCCAGTTTCTAATTGTTGGTCTAGTGCCATTCGGTCACCATAAAGATATTCTAGGTTGTCTCTAAGTGGAGCAATCCATGGCATCATTTTTTCTTGCAAGGTTCCTGGTAGAAAACCTATATCTTTTCCCATAGGTTGAACAGGCCTAGTGATGATTAGTTTATCATACCCATTTGCAGATGTGCTGTTCATCACCTGTTCTAGACCACATGCAACAGCTATTAGTGTTTTGCCCGTACCAGCCTGACCAGTTAGTGATACTATATCAACGTTTTTGTCAAACAATAAATCTATTGCATAGTTTTGTTCTAAATTGTTAGCCTTTAGACCCCATATGTTTTTAGGTTGATACAATTTATTGACAGGTGTATGATCATTAATATATCTACACATTGCAGATTGGTTACTATCAGAAATCAACTTTACAAATTGGTTTGGCAGTAGATTATGTTCTTTAGCACTAAGAGATAACTTACCACCAGAATAAAATTTATCTATGTCAGCATCACTAACAAGTATTTCAGTGTGACCTGAATATATGTGACTTGTAGATTCAACCACTTTTTCTGGATTATAATCATATGCCTTAATACCAAACGAATCACACTTTACCCTCATGTTGACATCTCTGGAAACTACGGCAACTTTATTGCCTTCCATTTTAAGTCTCAGGGCAGTGCATATTATTTTATTGTCTGAATCCTCTACGTTCATACCTGCGGGCATATATCTTGGATCATACTGAGCCGCCTGGATATTTCCTAGCCCCTCAGATATTTCAACACCTACAAATAGGCTGCCCTTTTGTCTAAGACGATCTAATATCCGATTCATCATACGAGCGTTATGTCCCGCTGTATCTTGTCTGTGTTTATGCTTGTCTATTTCATCTAACACAACCGTTGGGATCGCTATATCAAAATTACCAAATTGGTACATGCACTTTACATCTGTCAGGAATACGTTTGTATCTAAAACTACTATACTTTTCATAGAACCTCATTTCTACTGATAAGTAGTTCATATAAGACAAAAGCCGCCCGAAGGCGGCTGGTGGAGGTGGAGGGATTTGAACCCTCGTCTTGTCTGGTTCCGCAAAAGGGTCGTTCACAAGGTTAGGTCTGTTTTTATCGTCAGACAGCCCACTTGACTAGATTATCTTATTACGGCTAAAATAATCAAAAGCACTATGCAAATAAAATATGGCTTTCTGTTTCTTGGCTGCCATGGCCTCAAGTCAAGTCAGGTTATTAAGCTGCTTGTGCTAGTTGAAAATCGTCGTTTGCGATTAGAAGTTAAGCGTTTTTAGTGAGCCACGCTTCCCTCACCCTTGCACCGTTTTTACCTCCCCATCAATCAATTCCAGTCACCCCCATTAAGTGTACTTAAATATACAATTAAAATTCAATTAAGGCAATAAACATGTTTTCTTTTTTATAAGTTTTAAGGTTTGCAAAGTAGGCTAAGCATAGGCTTATTATAAGTTAGATGAAAAAGCTGTTAAGGACTTTTTACATTTTTCTTTAAGCTGGAGGTGGTTCGTCCTCTGCTTCTTCATCTTCTGGAGCTTCTTCTTCATCTGCTCCCTCTTCGTCATCAACAGGATCAGTTTCAGCATCAGCGTCAGCTTTTTCCTTTTCATATTCAGGAGTAGTTTCTTCTCCTGGATCAACTGCAAGGGCATCTTCAAATCTATCAAAATACAACATAAGGTTGGTTAGAAGATATTCTCGGAATACATTTTTATCTTCAGGATCAGCTAACATTTCATAGTGATCTACAATTTGAGTTTCAATTCTTTCAAATGTTTTTTGTGCAAAGTTTCTACCAGTAGCATCCTCACCTGCAATACCAAAAACATCCATTACGTCTTCTTCCTCTTCGGCAGGTTTGATATCAATAAAGTCTCCTGATACTGATTCTTCTTCACCGTCGCCGTCGTCAAAGGATACTTCTACTTTCTCTAACAGGTCACTTAAGTCATATTCTACATTTTCATTAGCAGCTTCTTTATTAGCGTCAACTGGAACTAGTGCATTCTTAGCCGCTGCAACAATATGATTGCGAAATGAATTTCTTTGGTCTTGGCTGGTTGTCAGCATCATGTAGGAATCTTCTAAGATTGGTATGATCTTCTTTAGCAAGTCGGCCAAAACATTAATACCAGTGGATCTGGTAGATGTCTCATCTGTTTCTACCTCACGTAGTATTTGTCTGACAAAGCCACGTACAGCGGACTCCTGCTTCTCAACAAGTTCTCTTCGTTCAATTAGTTTTTTACGAACATACTTTCTCAGTACTTGTTCAGCGATTAGTTGTTCTCGGTTAATAGTTGACATACTATATTTATCTCCGTTTTACAGTATAAGACTTCTTTTTTCTTTTCTTTTTAGACGAGGTAGTACTAATACCTAGTGGCGCACCAGAGATAGCGCCTGTTATAGTCATCTCATCAATCACTTGATCAACGATGTTAGCCTCGCTAACTTGGGTAGCGATTGACCATACTTGATCAGCTAAATCACTATTCTTTTTAATAAAGTTAGGTAGGTGCTTTTTAAACTCTTTTTCTTTGTTGTTGGCTACAAGCTCTCTCATTTGAGTTCCCGTAATACCACTGGCAAACATAGGAGTCTTAACATATTCTACATTCACGCCTGGGTTATTCCTCTCTGCAAAAGAAGCCATTCTTTCAGCAGCGCCACCAGACTCTTTTTCACCTTGACCAAATATGACAGAATCACCAGGCTTAAATATTTCCTTGTCAGCTATCATATCGTACACATGTTTAATAGGTGACCCAGGAGGAACTACTATGGTCATTTTAGCAGTTGCTTTTTTGTCAGGGTCATTTTGTATATAAGTTTCCCATATCTTCCTGGATTGTTCTACAGTAATACCATCTCTGGACTTGCCGAACTTGCCACTACCAGGAGAAATTAAAACGATTACTTTTTCTACGTCTTCTATTTCCGCCAGATGCTTTGCGCCAAGATAGTGTCCAGCATGTGGTGGCTTAAATGCCCCAGGCACCAAAGCAACCTTTTTTCCGTTTTGTTCATTAACAGTTTGCATTGTTTCAGATAATATAGAATCAAACTTATGGAGCATGTTTTCTTGTTTGACAGTCTTTTTGATTCTGCCATATTTAAGCATTCCAACAATTTGGTTGACAGGAGCAAAGTTCCCAGTGAACTTATACAGGTTACCATCAATTTGGAATACAACCCCTTCAATACTAGTTGAGATCTTATCTAGCCCCTTAATTTTATTGAGTTGAACTCTAAGAAAATCCATATCTTCAGCAGATATTTCTCCATCTGTGGCCATCTGTTCAAGTTCAGACACAGATTTAGACACAACACTTCTTAGTCTTTTAACTTCTTCTTTAGGGCTCACCATAAAGAGACTTTCTAGGCCTTGAAGCATTTCTACTGCAAAATCATGATTAGCTTCTTCAATAGGTCTTATGGCATCTGCCATCATCATTTTTTCAACTAGTTTATCTGTTAGTTTAGAAATGATTTCTCTTTGATCAGATGTCATACCTTTTTTAATTTGGTTTAGCTTGAGAGCACCATCTACCTTTAGCAGTCTGCCTACTAGTTCAGATATTTTGTCGTCGTCTAACTCAGTTGTTTGAGACTTGATCATATTCCTAAGACGAACAGATAGATAGTCACCAACTGTAGCGTCTTCGGAAAGCCCTACTTGTCTTAGCGCATCTACTATTTTTTGTTTTGCTTCTGATGCCGCCTTATCACTGGATAAAGCCTGAAGTTTAAGTGTGGCATTCCGTACAATCTTATAATTTTTACCTGCTGCTGCTTTTTGTAGTGCATCTATATTTTTATCCAGAATAGCTACATTTTCACTAGCATCATAATTTTCAGGTGCGCCTGTCTCTTCGTCTCGCATCTTGTGTCCAGCGGAATGTATCTTAAGATAATTGCGATCATAGATTAGTACATTCGGATTATCTGGAGACATGACCTCAACATTATACCAGATATTTGCATCAGGGCCGAATATAGACTGCCTAACTTCTGGGGATAACTTCTCTACTGCCGCAGCGAATGTATCAAAGGCTTCGTCATATACTTTCTGGATAGCTCCACGACCAGCAAATTTATTACTAAGCTCTGAAGCAGTCATGCCTTTCTGTTTAATATTTCCTTTATTTCTAGCAGCTAGAGCTTCTCCTCGTTTGTTTGACCAAGAAATAAATAAGTTCTGTCCGTCTACTTTCTCTTCAACTGAAAGTTTACCAGCGCTAGCCGTGTCAATAATTTCCATCATCTTATTAAATGACATACTTCTGTCATCATAAAGGTGATTAAGGTGTCCTGCTACCCCACCCATTACTAATCCTCTTTTTCTTCATTCAGCATACGAAGCTGCTCTTCTAAATGGGAAATCTTTTCGTTAAGTTTATTAACATGCTTCTTGATTTTTGATGCCTGCTCCAATGCGAGTTGAATCCTGTTTGCATCACGCTTACTAGCAACTTTGATAAGTCTAAGATTATCAACAATAGCTTGCAGGGAATGACCAAAATTACTGATGTTATAGTCCTCATTTAGTAACAACTTTTTTGTTATCCAATTAAGATTTTTCATCTGTTTTAGACCTCCTGCGCTTGCTAACGGCTTTTTTACTTGGTTTTTTGGCCTCATGTTTTTCAAGTTCCTCTTTAATGTTTTTTAGAGTTTCAACATAAAGCTCGCCTGGGTTACCCCACTTATCTTTTGGGAAAACCACATCTCTGCAATAAGCAATTGTATCCTTGTCGTCGTAACGAACAGCTTCCCGAAGTTTATCAATCCATTTTACATAACTAGCCATTTTATTATCCTTATATAACTTTCACATCGCTTAGATAGAAAGCCCATGATTCTTTGTTGTTGACAGTAGATACAAAATGTAAACACATCGTCTGACCTTTCAACAAACTAATATTACTTGCCTCATCAATATTGACCTCGCCACCACCTAATATATTAGCACTGTAGCTGTACTTACATTTAACCTTACTCAAAGGTTTACAAGATTTTCTATTGTCATTTGTAATGTACAAATAATAATCGCTTCCCTCTCTAACGTTGTTTATATATAACATAAAACCTTTGAGTATGTCAATGTTTTTATTTGATGTTTTTATATTTGCGTTACTATGCCCACCTAAACAATCCCAACTAACGTGCTCACCGTGAACAGTTAGAAGCTCTTGGGGGGTTGGTGTTTTTGTGCTCAGTTCAATCGTTTTTCTACCAGCATATGAAATAGAAATTGCTTTATTGGTTGTGCTTATGGAGATATTATTACCACCATGTATTCTTTTCAGTAAGCCTTGGTTTCCGCTCATCCCAGCAAAAAGCTCTTCTCCATCATTTCCTACATTGGAAAATCCTAGCAACTGATTAGGCATAGAGACAACGATGTGCTCATCTGACTCTGATGTTACAAATCCACCCCTGAATATAATGCTCTTAAGTTTTCTTCCATCTTCTGTAACAAGACTATTCCCTTTGCCAGATGATTCTAGATTAGTGATTGCATTAGATAATACTACACTGTTGCCATTATTGTGGTTATAAACTAGATCTCCATTCAGTGAATAAAGGTAAGTATTATCACCTTTTCTACCAGTTGGGGCCGAGGCAACTGTTGATAACGATATACAACCCTCAACATGAAGGCGAGATCTATTATCTTTAAAATCTTCGTCATTGCATAATACTAGGGATTTAGCTGCCATGTTATTACTAGAGATTGTGCTTATCTTTGCACTATTAGCTGAAACCTTCCCTTTAATTTTAGCATCGCCATCATGTGGAAATGGTGAAGGGTTTTGGAATATTATTTGACGTTGTTTAGACATATCACCTCTTTCTAAGTAGTTGTCGCTATTATAAATCTGATTGTTGCTCTACACTTGCAAGTGCATACTTACAATGTAGGTATTTAAACACCGCTAAATTTTGAGCATCATCGTGTACAGTATTATAAATAATGATTTCTGCAATGTCTGTAGATTCTATTATTTTACCAGAGTCTACAGCAACTATACCTATATCACTACCAGGTGTATTACTTGACACTAAATCATCTGTTTTAGCCACTCTAGATACAGACCTAAAATAACTTACTTGTGAATCAACATTAATAACATAAGCTTGGTATTGGTCCCGTATTAGATCATCCTGTATGGAAGAACCAGACACGACAATAGGGTGACCCTCGTCAGCGTTATTTACAGATCCTGTTGAATACTGCATGACCATATAAACTGATTTATTAGCTAGTGTTTCTAAACCAGAAGGAGTTCCATTATATTGAAAGAAGGCCCTCTCATCATCAAACGAAATACTAGCAAAGCCACCGATGTCGCCCTCATTAAATGTTGGACCTGCATCTGCGTCTGGTGCTTGAACGGCAAACTCTTTTCCACTGTTGTCTTGCCAAGCTACAGTGATGGCAGCGTTATCAACCTGTGTTCCATTATTAACGTCCTCAGCAACAACATGCAACAATAGCTGACTTTTATTAGGGACATCACCTCCCACAAATCTTCTTCGTGTATTAGGTCTAATTTCATCGTTGCCTGATTTAACAGTGCCGCCCTCAAGAACTCTCTCTGGAGCATTTCTTGGTGTTTGTTTTATTTTCCGATGTGTAGTAACAATAAAGGGTAGCGGGCCACAAGCGCCTTCATCATACTCTGAGCGAATGTCAGAATACCTAGTGATATTACCACCAGCATCCGTCATATTAAGAGACTTTGGAATTGCTCCAGATTGTAATAACTGTTGAAATAGTTCACTTGCTGATGGCATATTATTTTCCTACCCTTATACCCCTTTGCCGATCTGATACCAGGCTTTGTGACTGCCTTCAACAATCTGAACAAATGTTATAGCAGATATACCACTAGAATCATGCAACGATGAAAAAGATCCGCTGACTAGTCCTGATGGTAAAACAAAAACATTGTTTGTATCAGCGTTCTGTGCGATGATTGTAAGTTTTTGACCAGAAATAGTGGGTGTTGGGAATGCTAAGCTAAAAACTTCCATTCCACCTCCCATATCACTACCATTGATTGAACCCGCATCTAATAACACAATACCTGAAGCTGTAGAAAGGGTAGCGCTGGTTCCACTACCAAGATCTTGAGTTGTTACATCGGTTGCAAAAAAGTCTGACTTGGTTGTTCCTATAACCTCCATCTCGGTTGATGGGTCGTTAGTGTGGATACCAACGTGCCCATTTGTTCCCTCAAGAGTAATACGAGCAGCGTGTCCATTGTTAGAGGAGTCGTTACCAATCTGAAGTACTCTGAGAGCCGAGTTGGCGTGGTTTGGACAAAATGCGTCAATCAGAAACGCACTGGCCAGAGAACTAGTCATAGTGGTACCAGCGGTTCCCTCCAAAGATAAACTAGCCAGGCGGTTGGCTCGGCTAGAGGTATCTGTCAGACCATCTGAATAAAAATCAATAAAAGGATTCTCAGTTTCGCCAGCGGTGTTAGCAGTGTCAGCAATAAGTTTTATACCAACTTCTTTTTTGCCTTTCATAATCAAGACAACATCTTTTTCTTGCCCCGAAACAGAATCAAAAGGATCTATGATGTGCAATACGCTTTGAGGTGAATTGTTGCCGATGCCGACACGTTGATTTTGACCGTCAATAAAGAACATATGAGTGTTCTGATTGCTCTCTACCCGAAAATCAATATCTGTACTGTTCTCATTAAAAACAACTTCGTCTTGGGATGCTTCTGTTAATGTGATAAAATCAGCACCACCAGCCTGAAAGTTTATAGAATCGTCTTGAAACCTTATGAACGTATTGTCATCGCCATTATGGTAGATGTATTCGTCTGCACCGATGTCGCCAGCTACATCCAAAGCATAATCAGGGGTTTCTGTTCCAATTCCTATTCTAGTAGTAGACGCATCTGCTATGAAATACGCATTGTTGCTATCATCTTTTATAACAAAGTCAATGTTGTTACCACCATTATTAATTCTAACTTTATGAGGAGCACTGGAGTTATCTTGACAATCTATGTGATTGTTGCCACCCGCATTAATTCTTACTCTATTATCAGTAAAATTAATAAATGTATTGGCATCACCGTTGTGATAGATATATTGATTAACTCCAACGTTACCAGCTACGTCAAGTTTATAGTCAGGAGCGTCTGTGCCAATACCAACACGTCCGTTCTCAAGGATAGCTACACCGCCGTTAAAACCAATGACACCTGAAACCTCAACATTAGTACTACCAGTACCAATTGCAAGATACTCAGTATTATTAGCAATTAGTTTTATTTGATCTTCTTCAAAATCTATTTTAGTATCACGATCTACATCATCAGAAGAAACTAGGTCTCCTGTGTCAACCCTTCCTCTACTCCATTTATATGCCATAATAAATACCCCTGCTTATAAATAGTTAGTCACAAAACAAAGGAGCCACCGAAGTGGCTCCAATGAGGTAGTGATTTGAAACGAACTACTCAGTACTAGAAGACCTCGTAGAAAAATCCATTCCATACCAAACTAAGAGCACCCTGTGGAGATGACATAGAAAGAGAAGTCTGACTATCATCAAAGTAGGCCGTTGATGCGCCACCAGCGCCTGTTAGTACAAGAATACCAGTGCCTACAGAGTTAAACTTAATCGTCAACACTTTACCTGCATCATTAGCACCAAGTCCTGCTGTGCCACTCATTGGGAGAAACAGCTTGACATCCTCTGAACCTGTTGTTCCGACAGACAAGAAGGATGGGTACCCAACCGCAGACACACTGCCTGTTACAACAGAGCCTGTGTTTGATGCCTGCACACCACCGCCAATACTAACGGTTTCTTGTGGTGTTTGCAAAGAACCTATTGCAGCGGCTGAACTTGAATAGCCAACTTGGAGAGATGATGTCGTGTAGACAGCACCAGCCTGGAAGCTGTGAGCTAACTGGGCTGATGCACCGACTATAGCACCAGCAGTGCTAACAGTAAATTCATCACCGTCAGTTGCAAATTCATCACCTGTTATTTTACCAGAGGCAACCACAGTACCACCGCCTGTAATATTACCACCGATAATACCGTGACTTCCAACTGTTAGTGTTCCGTTCATTCCAACAGCACCAGTCATGTTGATACCTGTACCCGCAGTTAGATCTAAGAATCCGTCCACAGAGCGATGAATATTTTCTCCACTATCAGTAAACTGAAGTGTAATATCGCTAGCAAGTGTAACAGTTGCACCTTGTGCAAACGTTATCATGTCTGCGTCATTACCAGCACCGATAGTCGCACCGTTAGCAATCTCAAGTCCAGCACCAGCAACAATCTTATTGTTGAACGTTGCTGCACCAGCAGAACCCATATCAAGCGTCAAGGCTGTAATAGCACTAGTAGCATCATTACCGTTGAAGATGATATCTCCATCTGCTAGAGACGCACTAATGATAAGATTAGCTGAAGATTTTGTAAACTTAGCAAACTCTGTGCCACCATCACTAAGACGGATATCAGCACCATCAGCATCAAGTATAATATCGCCTGCTACATCAAGTGTAAGATCGCCAGAACTTAGATCAATCTCAGTGCCATCAATTGTGATATTGTCGGCCTTGATACCAGCATCTGCTACAACTACACCGTTGAAGGTAGCTTTACCTGCGTCAGATGTATCAAATGCTAACATGTTAATGGATGAACCACCATCATCACCAACAATGGTAAGATCTTTATCTTGTACGCCAACAGTCATAGTAATGTTATCACTTGACTCAGCGATAGTAAACTCGTTAGCACCAGCACCAATGATTAGGTCACCAAGAACCTCTGCGTTGGCACCAACACGAACATCGTCGTTAAAGGTAGCACGCCCTGCATCAGACATATCAAGCGTTAGAGCAGTGATAGCACTTGCGCCATCATTACCCTTGAAGATAATATCTTTATCAGATTGTGACGAACTAATAACAAGATCATTTGAACTGTTTGAGATCTTACCAATCTCTGTTCCGCCATCAAGGAAGAAAACGTCTCCGCCATCTGCATCAAGCTTGATATCAGTGGCAGCATCAATTGTTAGAGTGCCAGGAGCAACAATGTTACCTGACAAATTAACATTACCCTGTAAGAAACTTTGTCCAACTATTTCTAGTGCGGCACTACCAGAGATACTATGACCAACAACTCTTACAGAACCACTAGCGCCTTGAAGGGCATTATTTACAGCAGCGAATCCGACTTCAGATGCTTCTCCAGATCCTGTGAAGTAAGCACCGAGAGCAGCCATTGTAATTTTTTTAACGTTATTGCTATCAGAAGCATTTGCTATGACTAGGAGGTCACCATCTGCTGCTGCCTGGCCAATTGCTCCCCCTCCATTAACGTCCAACTCAGCAATGGCAAGTGACTTGTCCTGCAATTCAATAGAACCTGATAGCTGGAATTTTTCGTTACTATTATCAATAGCAACTGTTCCACCTAATCTAGCTAACCCAGATTGAAATTTATAAGCCATTATAAATCCTCCTATAAAGTATTTAGCAACTTATATTAGCTAACCTACGATCTGTTTGGGTTAATCGCCTCTATTCAGAAACTTGTTATTTCTAAACCATTTTGCTAGTAGATAAAGAACTTATCACTACCATTAGTATATAGACTAATAGCTGCAAAAGGCGAGTTCAAAAGAATAAAATTTAGTCCATCAATTGTTTGAGATCCTGAGCCTGAAATTGCTACGTTGTGTAAGTGTGCATTTCCACCCTCATCTTTGATCACATATGTCTGGCCAGCAGTTAGCGTACCAGCATCAGGAAGCCTAATATCTATATCACCTGATGTATTAATACTAATATAATAATCGCTAACGGAAGCAGTTGTTGTAGATGAAATGCTTCTTCTTTTATGAACTACTCCACCTTGCACACTTAGAGTGCTACCATCAAATGTTAAATTAGCTTCGCCATTAATAGAACTGTCGCCACCAGCCGTTGTAACTCTGTTATTACCGTCATTACTAATTGTAACAGTGCCACCACCAGATGAGGCAGTGACTACAACTTTATTGTTTGAATCTAGAGCAAGATAACTGCCTGGACCCGCAACAGTACCAGAGGGCACTCCTCTTGCATGTATAACACTTGAAACATTTAAGGTTCCTGTTATCTCAAGGTCGCTTCCATCAAATGTTAGATTAGCCTCTCCATTAAGAGAGCTATCCCCTCCCGCAGTTGTCAGTCTGTTATTTGCATCATTACTTATCGTAACGCCAGGTGCGGTAACAAGATTTGATGTGTCACCAGATGGAAACCTGGCGAATACACTTGATGCAGAATAAAATAAAACAGCCGCACCAGAAGCAGGAGCACTAGGAGTTGATGTTTGTTGGAACGCTAATAGGTTCCCGCTCAACTCTATATTTCCTGTAACTGCCGCCGTGCCTACAAAAGGAAATAGGTCTACATTCCCTATTACAAATTTTCCATTGGCCATACAAGTTTATTCCCTAGAAGAACGCAAATTTATCTACATAAGATAAGTATCTTATACCTGTGATAAATAGATAGTTAAAGTGACATTATACCTATGTAAAACAAATGCCCGCTCTAGAGCAGGCATATTTCAGGTATCAAGACCCTCTAATAATACAATGCTACAATAAGTAGCTTTCTTTTTTATGGTGCCCAAAGTAGGACTTGAACCTACAACCTTTGGTTTACAAAACCACTGCTCTACCAATTGAGCTATTCGGGCATGGTAGGGAGTCTAGGACTTGAACCTAGAACCTACTGATTATGAGTCAGTTGCTCTAACCAATTGAGCTAACTCCCCGTAAAAATCTTTTCCTTTCTGCGTTTATTATATTTGATATTTTTATTGTTGTGAAGTGTTTTTTAGATCAAGTCCAAATCATTACCTGAGTACCACGGTTGCCAACGGTCAGCCGACCCTGGGTATTCAACTTTGTAGTTGCCGCCACGGCTACCTGGCTGGGCATCAGCAACAACAGCAATGATGCCTGCCAACTTCTGGCGCTGATTACGCTTGCTGTCTTTGAAGACAACAACAGAACCGACTGGATACTTAGGTGGCACAGGAGCAACCGAGTCCAGAGCTTGCGAAATGTTGTCTAGAAAATAACCAGCATGATAGTCTACCATGAGGTCACTGTGATCATCCCAACGTCGCAGATGAGGAGCGCTGATGCTACCATCAGAGTTCTTGTAGAATGAGATCTCTTGGCCAGCCCCTTCAAACTTTACATAAACCTTTCGGTGATGAACAGCATCGTCCATAATAATGTCAACTTTGCGATTGACTAACTTAGCACGCCTTTGGATTTTTTTGATAGCATTCTCAAGCTTCATAACTCTATCTCCCTTACAATTTATAATACCATAGCATGGCTAGGAGTCAAGGAAATATAAAACTTTTTTTCACTTTTTTTACCAAAAATCAATTTCTTTTACAAAGGGCAAATCAATAAACTTATCAAAGCTAGAGCAGATGTAATCATCATTGCCTACCTTACTACCTGACTGTTGATGCTTGAAGATAGTACGATCACCAGTGCTAATGTAATCAGCAAAATCTTCTTTGTTGAAGTAATACATCTGCACACGTTTAGATTTAGAATCCTGCGGGTTGATACCACAAAAGATTAGGCGCTCCCAATCCTTACCAACGGCAACATGATTAATAATAAACTTATCATCAATAATCTGATTACCCTTAGAGACAGCTAGTGAAAACTTAATCTCAGTCTTGTACCCATCAATGATTCGGTCATGACCTGGGTCTGTAGGCGGAATAACCTTGTAGCCCATTTGGCCCATAAGGTTCTCTACAAAATATTCACCAGCTACACCTTTTTGTTTGTTGCCTAATTTGTGGTAATCTTTGAACACTAGATCACCAGACCAATTGTTATTGTGACGATTCAGCTTTTCCCATTGGGCGTCCTCAACCAGATAATTGAATACTTCATTAATACATTTCTGCATGTCTTTGCTCCACTAGTTTACGAAATGTTTTGTGAATACCAGGGTTAACTTCTTTAGCATTTGGTAGGATATCGTGCCTAACAATGCTCCTCATATATTTTCTATCATGATTACCAGGGTCCGTCAAGAAAGGAACATTTTTATTTTCACACCACTGAACAAGATTTTCTTTTGGCGTAGAGAGAAATGGTCTGATAACATTTCTATTCTTATATGGGATGATACTAGCCCGCCCATGAATAGAAGAAAACAAAAACCACTCAATCACATCGTCTAAATTGTGCCCTGTAATAACAGGCAAGTTAAAGCCATGAAACTCTTTATATCGCTCGTTTCGCCAGTGCTCCTCAATAGAGGTCTTGCTTGATCTTTCCTGACTCAAAGACCCCACAGCAAGTGGAATTTCTTTTTCTTTACAATACTGCCTGACGAAGTTGTAAGCCTCTTCACCAAACTCAGTTCGGTGATCAAAATAAAAAGCTGTTACTTTATGATTGTTATTAAGAAAATCTAGGATAGCCATGGAATCAGGGCCACCGCTTACAGCTACAACAAGTTCTCTAGGCAACTTCCCTAAAACTTTTAACATCTTATAACATCACTACTCTAACTTTACCAGGGTAACCAGGCATCCCAGTTTTACATTCTAAGCCTTGATCCTCAGCAACCTTGAGAACCACCTCGGACAACGCTTCACTATCACCAACGATAAAGTAAGTAAATAAATGTTTACCCATCCATAGAGATAAGAATTTTTTAACTTCATTCTCCACCTCCTCATATTCTAGTCCTTGTAAATCTAATGTAGGAACCATTATTGAAACTCCTTGGTGATCCAGGCAGGATTTGAACCTGCGACCCACGGTTTAGAAGACCGTTGCTCTATCCAACTGAGCTACTGGACCATAGTTGAAGAGTTTTCGCCCAAGTACGTCTGGGACTCCTGTTCCATGTGTATCTGACCCAACAAACCGTTTTCCACACGCAACTCTTCAAAAGGTATGTGGTTACTGAAGGGAGGGACGCTGGCTCTTTGTGCTTCCTGCCAGATCGGTTCGGGTTTACCCCTAACACTTATCTTCGTCTAGTCATCATCATAATAAATATTCCTATCCCATTAAAATCATTACTGATGTAACTAACATACCTGTTGCAACACCAGCCAAGAACATCAATGGTTCCATCCAGTTAGTCATAATAAATCTCCTAAAGTCCGTAGACGCCAATGACGTCTTTTGCTTTATCATGAAGAATATTTCCACGAGGGAAGTTGCGAGCAGGAGCCTTCCAAGAAGCTGGCTTCCAAATCAGTCCATCCTCTTTGCTGACGAAGAACCAAACACTCTTGTGGTACGGGCCCTCATCTTTATAGACCTTGTAAAATTTACCACCCTCGGACACTTTGACCTCGGGCACATTCAAGTTTGAAAACTTAGACTTGTAGTGCTCGTTGAGCATCCCTACACATTGATCAAGAAAATCACCCAGGTGAAACTCTACTTCGGGATTTGCGATAGCCATATTATGCTTCCTTTCGTAAACAGTCTGCGAAGTGGTGTTCAATAGGAAAGACACTAGAAGGCACAGCATCTTGCCAATCTACAACGACCATTCGCTCACCCTCAAACAAATGACCCTCAAGGCTGATAACCTTGCCAATCTTATTGCGGTAATAGGGGTGAAAAAGGTGACTAACTTTGGAACCTACTTCAAGCATTTCTCTCTCCTTACAACTTATAATAACACAGCACAGTTAGTTGTCAATAAAATATTTAAACTTTTTTCAAGTTACATGCGTAATCAACAAACATAGGAACGTCTATTGTAATTGGCTCACACTGAAACATGACGTGATCTGCTGCGTCTTGATAATCAACGTTGAACTCATTAGCTGGTGAATAACCAACAATCAGGCAAAGGATAGATGGTGCATTTACTGCTAGCTGACCACCTGCCATAACAAGATCACCAGGCTTAAACTCGCAGCGCTCAAAGACTTGTTTTTTATAATCCACTATTCTACTTCCTTGCACAACTCTAATTGACTGACGTGCATCCCTTCGGACTCACCGTTGCCAAAGTCAACCTCTACAACGCCCAAACATCCCCAAGGGAGACTCACAACTCCAAGGCGATCTTCCTCAATATCTCGGACCAGATCACCTGCTTTCATTGACCAACACATACCAACTCCAAGTTTTGGGCCAACATAGGAAAGACGCCTCCGTGGCTGGGGAAGTTCACGAGCCACCATCCTTCACGGTAACCAATAACCACCCCAACATCTGGCGGGTTATGTGCCTCGCTGTTCCAGTTGTTTTCAGCGGAAATGTTTTCTCTCACTATATCGCCTAGCTTCATGTTACTCTCCGCTATCTACGAGCCAAACAATTTCCCACGCCTCGTGAAGACGGGGGGGATTGTCTTCATGACCTTCCCACTGCACACGAATGTTGTGGTGGTCACCGCCAACAACGACACCTTTACAACCACGGTAAAGGGGGTGGTACCCTGCGTACTTGACACGCTCACCATGAAACATATTGAAATCACTCATCACTCTCTCCTTACAATTTATAGTACCATGGCATGGCCATATGTCAAGGAAATACAAATAAAAAAACATAAAAAAAGACACCCCCGAAGGAGTGCCTTTCTTATAGCCATAATCTCTAAGAGATATTAGGCTAGTGTAATAGCTCCATCAGCGTCGTATTGAGCTAGAGCAAACCAATTTGTGCCATCGCACCAACACTCAACAAAATCACCTGCTGTTGCTTTGTTATGCACAAATGTAAGAACATCAACGGGTGAGACAACATTTGCTCCCTCGTCGTCACCGCCGCCTACAACTTGACCAAGCATGATGTTGGCCGCAGCGGTACCATTACTTGTTGCCGTAATAGTAATAGCTGCATTACTATTGTTAGCAATTGATGGGGCTCCAAGCATAAACTTAAAGTATAAACCTTTTGCAGGGGTTGGAAGCTTAACGCCGAACCCTGTACCTGCTGCTTGTTGGGTACCAACAACACCAAGAACCACAAAGCCGCAATCATCTTTTGATAGATTTTTGGCTGCATTGACATTTAGAACGTTGTGATTATTGATCACTGTTCCAACGCCTGCGCTCTGAACTAACCCTTTGCTGTCACTAAAAACTGCTCTTACCATAATATCCTCCTATCTTACATGCTTCCGACCCGAGGTGTAAGTTCCCTCATATGGTATTGGGTCAGGCTTACTATAGATAGCATATGAAATGCTGTTATGTTAAAATTATCTAACCCAATCTGGGAATCTTTTTTTATATTGTATTCTTAGTCTGTTGACCTTGTTAGCGTAAGCTAATATTTTATCTTTGTTCTTAGATTTTGGCCACCCTGGTCCGCCATTGTAACAAGCAGGTAAATTTAGTCCTTGGCACGATTTGTATTTTCGCATTTCCTTGAAGACAATCATAGCTGCTACAGTTGCATGATAAGGGTTGGACATGTCTTTATAAAATGATTTTCTGTCTTTGTATCCCCACTTTCTACCCCAGAATGTCCAGTTGATTTGGAATAGACCATAGTCACTAGTCTTAGATATACTCGTTGGATTTAGTCTAGATTCTACCCAAGCTGTTGCAACTAATAAATATGGGTCTTCTCCAGCAGGTTTAGCTTTCTCTATGATTGTTGCAGCCATAGAAGTTTGCTGAGCCGTAAAATAGGACGGGACTGATAAAGATAATAAAAGCCAAAGCATAGTTCCTTAATTAGAAACCTGATGGGCAATTGTCTGGCATAGAAAAATCACCTGACATGACCTCTGCTGGAACTTCAAAAAAGTCCATATCAATTAAGAAAGTCTCAAGGGCATCCTGTAAGGTAGGAGCCCAGACCTTAAAGGAGACACCACGCACCTGAATTTCAAAGCAGTTCATTTATTTCCCTTTCTTGAACGCTTACTACGCATATACAGAGATTGTTCCCTCTGTAATCTTCTCAGTACTTTTCTGTTTATTTTCTCTAGCCTCAAGAAGTTTTCTTCTTGCTTCTTGCTGTTGCTTAATAGCTTCCAACCTACGATGGTTACGAGCGTGCCAAGCAAAGCTAGGGCTAAGAGAATACCAACCAACATTGTATCCATACCTTACTTCCATATCAATAATCAAACACAAATGGGTTACCGCTTTCATCAAGCGGGACAATAAGAGTAAAGTCAGATTCAATTGTTTGTGTTCCAGCTTTCCTTTTTATTTTTCTATCATGCAAACTAAAATCTTTAGTGTTACTATCATGAGTCTGATTTTTTGGTAATGAGTTTAGCCAGGTTACCAAATACGTGCAATATGGATTTCCCTCATCGGTTAGCTGGGTTGTCTCTTGAGCCTCTGTAACCACTCCCCAGAATCTATCGTCTTGATGTGACTTTACACAAGCCCCATATGGCAATGCGCCATCAGGCCTATCAGCACGAAGCTGATCCATAATATCTTTTAGTGTATCTGCAAACGACATGTTATGCCTTCTTTGTAGATTTAGTTCTTGTAGATTTTTTACGAGTTGTTGTCTTTTTAGTGCTAGCCTTTTTACTTTTGGTTGTAGTTGGTTTAGCTTTAGCCACTGTCTTTTTTGCTTTAGGTTTAGCGACAGTTTTCTTTTTAGTTTTAGGTGCCTGTGGTTCAACCTTTTTGATTACAGGGGCCTCTACTTTTTCCTCAACTTTAGGAGCTTGCTCTTTTGGCTTGTCTAAATTGTTTAGTGTGTGCTCTAGGATTTGTAAGTGTTCATCCTTTGTATTCGCTAACCAATCAGCACGTCGCACTGCTGCACGAACATCTTCCTCAGTTCTGGTCTTAGCTTCTTCAATGGACATGCCAGGGTTTTCTTTCAGTACTGAGTTAAGTCTATTTATCCAGGCTATTCGTCTGCGTTTTCTTCTTTTAGCCATAATATAATCCTTTCGTTATGTTTTATATTTAGTTGCTAATCCACGATAAAATCATCTAGATCGCATTTATTAGTATCTATAACACACTCTATTTCTTTCTTCACTTTCTCTTGTGACACATCTGTAGGAGGCGGCTCATACAGCGGCAAAGGCAGTTCTAAAACATTTTCTCTCTGTGCTTCCTTACGATGTATTTTCACGGGCACAAACTCCTATGTAGTTGCTATAACCCCTTATAATATTTATACCACAGAAATAAGTTTAGTCAAGAGAAAATAAACTCTGGAATGTAGAAACTGACTCAACGTTAGAATTTCTTTTATACCAACCAGTGCTTTTTATAAAGAAAGAACCCCTGGGTAATCTCTGCCCATTGTTGTTACAACAGAAGCTAACAGTAACTCTGTAACTTAGATTATCTGTCATTTGTTCGTAGGGAATAACAACAAAACTTTCCTGTCCGTTTGAGAGTCCCACCAGAGCGTCATAAGATTGTTGCACAGCCTTATAATGATTCATACCACTGATAGCTGCAAAGTCTGCCTGAGTGTGTCTTCTGGTGTTTGCAGCAATATTAATTTCTTGTGTAGTAATGTATTGTAAGGTTAGAGCGATACCAGAAATAATAGCTGATATCATCAGTACGCTAATAAGAATAAAACCTTTCTTCATTTAGAACTCCTCACAGTTCCACTCTGTTGGTTTACATCCAGGTGGATGACGCCACCATAAATCGTTGTTTGGAAGGTAGCGCTTGACTCTTCGGAAGTCATTATAATATTCATCTTCAAATGTGGACAACAAGTCGTGGTCCTTGGGAACACCAAACACAAACTTGCAAATACCTACAGCCCGTGACGCTGCATTAATAACTTTGGGATCTTTAATGCTACCACGTTTGAGAAAGACAGCGATCTTGCAGTAGCGCACAAAGTTGTCCATCTCTTTGTTTTGCAGACTCAGCCGAGAACAGCATTCCTTCACATCCGTTTCTTTTAGATTATGATGACAGCCAGATAACAACAATGCCCCGACCAAAATTTTTATTTTCCAACTCATTCGTATGTCCTTTGTAAGTTTTGTGGCATGATCGGCACAGGACCGATATTAACATTTGTCCACTCTCTAGGCAGGGCCAGATTAGATTGCACCCACCGAGCGGTAGCTAGTTTACACTCTTGTCGTTCATAGGTAGTTCTTGCCCTAGCTAGACAGGAAGCCTCTTCTTGCTTGACTCGTGAACAGTAACACTTGATCCGATGCAGCAACTCCTGCTCAGGCGCAAGGTTTATGCCACGAGGCAGCGGTTCGTTTGTTCCAGGCAGAACCCTTTGGCAATCTACTTGCGGACTAGCCAGCAACAAACTAATAACTAACATACTCATCATAATACTCCGAATAATCTTCTACAATCACTTTGATTGTCCCTTCTCTATTTCCAGTTCCCAGATACCACTCCAGATCGTAAGCCAGCAGAACGTCCATAACGATCTCACGCATACGGTTGCTATGCCCAGTAACAATCTCCAACACGGACGATTTGTCCCGCAGATTTTTTTCCAGAAACTTCGCCGTTAAATTTTTTGCATTGTCGTGGGTCTCTCCATGGAGATCTAACTTCGCCACTATTTTTTTCCTTTCCCAAAGAAGGCATGGGCAATATACATTGCCGCCGTAAAATTTATTATCGCAAATGCGACTACAAGTAAAACACTTTTCATATCTGTTCCCTAAGATGATAACACAGTTAGCTCTTTATGATAATAGAATCTTTCTTTTTTACTAGCGTCCGTTGTGGGCACCAGGCCATACATGACCGTATCTGTTCCGAACTCTTCATTATAATCCATCATTTTACCCATGGCATGATCGTACTCTACAACCCTTGTTACAATATAGATCTCATTTGTAAACTCTCTATAAGCCTTCAGTTGAACCAGAGACCCTACAGGGAGCACCTTTGTTGTCTTCAACAATTTCATATTCCTCGGGGAAGCACCACCATTGGTTTCCATAGGAGAACCAATCTATTAAGCTATTGAATGCCGACTTTTCCAAAACAATACCCAGTGCCCCTTTTGGTACAGTACGGTTATAGTTTTTGTTCCATAACTCTTCAGCCGTATCCTTGTAGCCTAGACCAACGCCCACTCCAGCATAGGTAGGGTCATATTGACCAGCGAAGTCATCAGGCCCGAAGATTGGATAGTTAGCTTGCACAAGGTCACCTACATTTGTCTTATTGTGTTTCTCAATAATTTCTTGCCGTAGGGTTTGCGGATAGCCCTCTAAGATTGTTCTTGGAAACTTATCTTTCCTTTCGTTGTCGTCACTCATAATGTATATAGCGAGCAACACCTACGCAAACAAAACAATTCTTCTTTGTTGGCTAATCTTTTCGTTGTCTTTCCGTTTTCTCTCCCAAACCCATATGCAACTATGGGTAGCTAAAGTCTCGTAAATTAATTAGCGAAATTTTTGTGCAGACTTAAAGTTTGCTTTTCTTGCAAGGTTCCGTAAATCTTCCCATTTCTCATGGTCCAAATCCTTGTCCATATCGTAGGTCTTAAGTTCAACACCACGATTGCGCAGGACGCCCGCAGTAAACTTAATTTTATGTACGCTCACTTCGGGGTTCACAGGGTCGCTCTCTTCAAGCGTATGGCAGCTACCGCCACCCATGGCTTCATAAGACGCTTGGAACTGCTCAAGGCTGTCGCAGGCTTGCCATAACTCAACAAAGCTTTTATAGGACAGCTTGGCCACATAGAACCATGTATCGCCAAACTTTGTACGGCTTTTGTAGTGAAAGGTTACGTCGTCTAGGGTTACTAAGTTTTCAGACAAGTTCAAAGTCCTCCATGGGATAAAATAGTTTTGCGTCTGCGGGTGCGTGCATCGGTCCCGCCTTGCACATGCGCCTAAAGGTATCGTCCTCTAGCACCTCTGTTATAATGTATAGTTCCTTATAATAGTCCAGATGAGGGCGCTTAAACTTTACCAAGTCGCCTGGGATAAGATCCCGCTGGATAATCTTTTTGCCCGACATTACTCGCTTACGTCCTCTGCTGCTATTAGGTCAGAATCATAGTACCACAACTCCCTACCAGAGTCCAGCCATTGCACACGAAACTGTGTTGCAATAGAGCCAGGTACTGCTTCGTCGTAATGTGCCACTACCAAGCCGAGTGTTTCTTTTGAGGGTACGTCATTGCGGATGCCACCACGGTACACTTGATATACCAAAGAGCCGATTGTAATGTTGTTCTTGTTCTTCATATAACTTCTACTTCGGTAGCGCTACAGTACATAGTTTTACCTTCGGTCAATTCTTGTATTTCATATATTGTTGTATGCATACCTTGCCGCTTAGTAGAATGTTCTTTTATAATAAGTCCATGAGGCCATGGTGCGTCTCCTGCCATCAAAGGTAAACGCACACGCACGAGATCGCCTGGTTTAGGCTTTAGTTGATCATGCACCGTAGTCTGCTCCTGTCAACGGTTGATTCAAAGTACTTGCGATCTATTTTCCAACTCACTGTTATTTTATTTCCTTTTATGCCCGATACATAGCCCAACAGAAGCGTACCATCTGTTTTACGTTCTACGTGGCATACTGGGTCACCTAACTGAAGTTCTTCGCTAGTCTGTTCTGATTTCATTTGCATACACCCTAAGAGTTCCTACGTTTGTTCTTGTCATGAAGTCTACCATATAACGCCGAGGTTGATAAGTACTTTCTACGCCTACTAAGATGCCTGGAGTACCCTGTGGTATTGTACGCATCTCAAAACCTGGGCCCGAATACTCTGGCGTGTAAGCAATGTCCTCCCTAGCGTATACCATGTCACCAGGGATAATGTTTAATTCTTCTTGTTTCATTTCTATTCCTTCACCTAAAAAGTCTCTAAAAATTTGGCTGCGCATTTCAAACGTCCTTAGCCGCTGTATATACCCCTCCCAGCCCCTAGGGACATAATACCCGTGGGCAGGGGGGGAGTAGGCTAGGGGGGAGGGGGGTACCCCCTATGCCCCTATGGTACCACAGCTACCTATGGCTGTCAAGCATTACCTAGCTTATGCCAAGTGGCTAGCCTGCTGAACTCATTGTGTGTAGGGTATTCCCAGTAGGCTTCATTAAGCATCAGGGCTTTGTAGGCTGAGTTTAGGTTAGCTGGCATACTGTCCCACCAGTGGTTGGCTATTAGTACACTCTCCTTTAGGTTAATAATGTTTACGTGTTGCCGTCCAAACATACCGTCATCCTCCTGTCGGTTTATTTCAAGTGTCAACTATTTGTCATCTAGAACAAGGACTCGCTCTTTGGTTTGGAAGTAGGGCTGCTGTGCTCCACGCTGATCAGTCATCCACATCCGTTGTACCTTGCAGGCCTTAGGCTTGGGAGCTTCCATGTCCGTAAGAATGATAAGCCCATCAACGTTGTTGCTGTTAGCCCACTCGGTTGGAGCATCAAAGCAGGTACCGCCGCACATCACACGCTCAGCTTTTTGGCGCTTGCCTTTCTTCCAGACATAGATCTTACTATCATCAACGCTGGTATCAAAGGGCACCACGGTAAACTCAGCAAGCTTAGCCAGCTTATTCAACTCAGAGAAGAACACCTCTAGCATATCATCACTGACACTACCAGACTGATCAATGGCAATGGCAATCTTTGCTTGCCGTCGTACCTTCTTGCCTGGGTGAATGTAGGCGTACCGCTTATTGATACGCTTGACGCTAGAGCTTTTGTGGCTACGCTGGCTGGTCTTGATGAAGTACCTGAGTACCTTGCGCCAGTCTACCTTGCTTTGTAGTCTAGCCATAATATCTTCTTTGACTGACTGACCAACAGATCCCCAACCACCAGCTTTTTTGCTGGCTTCTTGAGCAGCTTCCTTCATAGCATTCTTAAGACGTTCCTTAGCTAAGGCATTAGCAGCTTGCTTAGCAGCATCATTACTATCATCATGCCAACCGCTATGGTCATCAAAGTTACCTGGCTTACTACCGCCGTTGTTATCTTTATTTTCTTGTTGCCCGCCAGAACCGCTACCATCGCCGTCCTCTGAGCTTTCGCCCTCACCGTCTTCACCTTCACCCTGCTCACCTTCTTCTTGTTCTGGAAGGTTAGCCAAGTACCACTCCGCCGTCATACCCAACGGCAGGTCTTCAAAAGGACCGACACCTGGCATACAGCATTGTTCTGGTAGCTCACCAACTAGGTGGCTGTTGATAGCCAAGTCAGCAGCGATGTTCCACTTCATTGGATCAATGTTCTCAGGCTTACGACTGGTAACATGCTCAAAGATTAAGTGATAGAACTCATGCTTAAGTACGCCACGCACTTGATCATCAGGCAGGCTAGCAAAGAACTCTGGATTATAGATCATCTCAAAGTGACCATTGTCTGGATTGACACGAACACCCGCAGTAGGGATGGCCTGGCTAGCCTTCTTTTCAATCTTGCGTGAGAGAGCAGCAAAGAAAGGCTCTTCCCTTAGCAAGCGATAGGCATGTAGCTTTAGATCAAAACTCATTTCTCTCTTCCTTACATCTTATAGTACCATGTATACACTATCTGTCAAGAAAATATATTCACTTTTTTCAATATTTTGATTTATGTTGCCCGTAGCGTTTGAACACCAAAAGCCCTACCGAAGTAGAGCTAATGGATTCTCACCTAGGGGAGTAAGTAAGTGTGTAAGAGAGAAACCCTAGGACTCCTTTCGGCCAGAGTAGATCTTGTGCATCTGCTTCTGGACCGTCATTCCATCATCAAGTTCTACCTTGTGAAGGACTTTGATTTGTTCGTGGCTCATAGCGCCATTCATCGTCATTGCTGACCAAAGCTTCATAGCCGCTTCAGATTCAATGGACACGAAGAACTCAGCAAGATTGCGAAGCTGATCATCGCTAGCCTCTGCAAGCTTACCTGACGCCTGAAGCTTCTCAATCAAAGCGCAATTGTCATTGAGAGAGAACTTAGCCAGAGCGTCTTTTCGCTCTCCATTCAGAAGCTGATCAACCGTTACCTGTCGGTCATAGTTCTGAGCGAAGTCATTGAAAGCAACCGCAGCTTCAAAGCCCACGAAGGACTGAGCAAGAGCGAACATCTGTGGACCTGGGGCTTCCAGAAGGTTAGCTCCTGCCAACACTTGGTTCAGCCGATCCCAAGAGCGACGGCTAGGATAGCGCTTGTTAGGCTCAATATCACCGTTGTGCTCTAAGTGGTCACGATTCTGGTTAATGAAGTCCCAAACTAGGGAGTCTACATTTTCTTTACCCCAGTCTAGCCAATCTTCAACCGTAGGCTCAATGTCCCAGACTGACCAACGGTCAAGCTCTGCTGGGTCCATCTCATTGACTTGGTACTGCTCACCGTGCTCACCACCGTTGATGGCAGCAAAGACAAGCGTATCAGCAT